AAGAAAAATAGTAGAAGCTTATGAACGGCAGACTTTCTTCATTACGTGTAGAACTTCTGCGAATTCTAATATGTTCTGAGCCAGCCATATTGTCTAAAATTCAGATTTGGAATGGAGGACGTACCGAAACGCCTAAAAAAGTAAGTATTAGAGAAGATGGACGGGTCTTTCTATTTTACGGAAGTGGGCCATTATGGTGGCAAAGATTATTTAATACTTATGAATCGGTAAGTATTATAGATGCTTCTATTAGTATAGCAGATGCAATTACTGGGTCAAATTCGACTCGAAATGAATATGCCTTTGACGAAATTACTAAAAGTATAATTGATGAGGCAAAGAAACGTAAGGATTTCGATTGTATAGTTGATATTTTGTTTGATTGTATGCGGAATTGTTCAGATGGGGAACTACATTCTAAATGGATTAATCAAGAGAATATCAAAAAATATGCAAGAGAAAATGGTATAACCAACGTTGAAGACGTTAACCTTGAAGGGCTTAATGGAATAGTTGGAATTAAGACTGGTGGACGGGTTATTCCTATAGTACTCGGCCAGTTAAGAAAATTTAGAAAATATTGATTTGGATATTATCTTAAAACAACATAATTTCATAGTACTGAACTGGGTACTATTTATAGTAATTACTGCTGAATTGGGCAGTTGTTACTACACAGTTCCTTAGCTCAACTGAATAGAGCAACACACTTCTAATGTGTAGGTTATGGGTTTGAATCCCATAGGGACTACTACTGGTAGATGTAGTTTGGTCGAGTATTTAACATTTAAAAACATTAATCAATATGAAATCAATTACATCAATATATTTGCTCGGAGATAAGAATAAAGGTAAAATCGGTCGTATTAAGGAAATTTCTAATGAAATTACTTTCTATTGGAATAAGATTAAAGAAGAAAATGTTATTCCAAAAGAAGCTAAACGTAATTATGACTTAAAAGCATTGCTTCAGAAGATTGAAACTCTATCTGAAGAACGCATATTATTAAAACTATATATGCAGTGTATTAATATGGGTTATAAGAAGTTTACTGAATTACCTAAAGATAATAACTATCTTAACATCTTTACTTTGTGTGAAAAGACTGAACAGTTATTTCACTTAAGTAAGATTAAGACTCTTGATCCGAAACTTAAACGTTCTAAAGGAAAGAAGAACCTAGATAAAACTGAAGAGCTTACTTCAGCTTATATTGCGGGTTTAAAAAATAAATTACAATTAGAAATTAACAAAATCAATAAAGATATTACAGATTTTAATGAGAAAGCAGAACTTGACATTGAAGCTCCTGCTTTATCATTAGCTGCATAAATATGAAAGAAATTAGAAAAGCAATTTATGTAAGAAAGAAATTTTGGGAGTCTAGTTCAGCTTATGAGAATAGAGTTAATATTCTTATAAACTGGGCTAGTAAACATCCTGAAAGAGAATTAAGTAGTATAGGTGTAGGTACTAATACTACTACCATATTTTATTGTGAAACGGTAGAAGAAAATCCTACCATAATAAAAGGATTTTCAAGTAAATAACTTAATTATCAAAATTATGAAAAAGATATTAGCAAAGAAAAATAAGAGAACCGGTATAAAGAATCATAAAAGTAATAAAAATAAGTTTCGTAGAAGCTATAAGGCTTATCAAATAATGACGGTAAGCAAGAAACCGGGTCCATCTGGAATCATTAAATATGATGAGAATGGGAAAGTAATAGGATTTGTAAAGTGGGCAGGAAATAAGAAGCAGTCTGAATATACTACTAAAGTAGCAAAAGATGCTATGAATGAAAACAAATCTATGAAACAATCTAAAAAAGAATTAATCAAGAATATTCTTATGAAAGCAGGATATGATCCTACAATACGATATACCCGTAAAGAGAAGAAACATTTTACGCGTATAGTTAAGAACAATATGTTCACTAAACCTAAGGGAGTTACGTTAACAACTGAACAAATCAAAGAGAAAATAAAAGCTGATAAACTTGCAAAGAAATCTATGCAAGCTAAATTTGATGAATCAGTACGTAATAATCCTTTAACTCCTAAAAAAGGTAAACAGATGGCTCCTAGTGCCGCAGAACTATCTGTTAAAGAAAAGCCTAACAAAAGAAACTTTCAATATGCTATACAGAGAAAATGCTCTGATAATGATATGAAAGTATATGATTTTGCTACTGGAAACTTTGAAGCGTCTACTAGAGATGAAGCAAAGAATAAAGCTGCTAAATTAGCTAAGAAGTATAAGAAAGATACATCATTTACAGGGGTAACAGTAAAGGATATTGAAGGAGATAACAGTATAACTTATTATAGTCGTAATAAGTTATTAGCAGCATAAGTTTAACAAATTAATTATCAAAATTATGAAAAAAGAAAACAGCTCTAAAGAGTTTTATTTACAGAGATTAAACAAAAATCAAAGTAATTCTCAAAAGAATCCTTTGAAATTTTTAGCATTCTACGTAGGTAGAAGCAAAAACAGAAAGCAACATGTAGGAGGTTGCAAAGGTAAAGACAACGATACAGTGATAAAAGCTGTTAAACGTTCTTTCTACAGAAAAGAAATTAAGCGAATGCTTAAAGCAGCATAAAATATTTCTGTTTCCATATAAATTAAATTGGTTTCTCATGTAGCTCAGTGGTAGAGCCGCTACTATGTAGTGTGATTGCGTTGGTTCGAGTCCAACCATGAGATCTAACTTTAAATACTTATAATATGATTATACGAGGAAAGATAGTCTACGTATATGATATTGAGGTATTTCAAAATATCTTTCATTGTTCGGTAAAAAATACAGAAACAAACGACATCTATAAGTTTGAGATATCAGAAAGGAAAAATCAACTAAGAGAATTAGTTAAGTTCTTTAAACAAGTAGATAAATACATTACTTGGGGAGATTATTATACTACAAATATTAACATTCCAGCTAATGTTATATTTTGTGGCTATAATAATTTGCATTATGATAATCCTATAATTAATTATATAATTGAGTATGAGGATAAATTAATGCAATATAATATACCTACTATATGTAGTTCTATATTTAATCTAAGTAAGACTATAACTGCTTCAAGTGAAGATAACATAGATGCATGGAAACATTGGAAGTATCAAATATGGTTTGATACTTTTGATATTCTTACTATGTTATATTCTAATAAACTTAGAGTAGGTTTAAAGGAAATACAAGTAACAATGCAATATCCTAATGTACAGGAATTTGTATGTGATTGGACTAAACCACTTCCTTTAGAAGATTTTGAGTCTATGATAGATTATAATATCAATGATATTGAATCTACTTCAGAATTACTAAATAGATGTAAGAAAGACGTTGATTTACGAATCGCTATTGAAGATGAATATGGAGTAAGAGTACTCAGTAAAGACGGTGTAAACATTGGAATGAAGATTTTAACTCAGAAATATCTAGAAAAGACAGGTTTAACTTGGCAGGATATTAAAGACTTAAGATCTCCAATGAGCGTAATACCATTAAAAGATGTAATATTACCATTTATTAAATATGATAGTCCTATTTTACAAAGAGTACTAGAAGATATGAAAAATCAGATAGTATCTCCAGGTAGAAAAGGATATGAAAATAAGTTTGTATTTAATAATTTACGCTATTCTGTAGGAGTAGGAGGTATTCATTCTGTGAATAGTCCTGAGATTATTATTCCTAGAGATGATGAAATGCTTATAGATATAGATGTAGCTTCACTATATCCAAGTATGCTTATAGAATATGAATTCTATCCTAGACATTTAGGTAAAGAATTTTTAGAAGTATATAAGCAAATCAAAGATGAACGAATTGAAGCTAAACACAATGGTGATAAAGTAAAGAACGAAACTTTAAAGTTAGCTTTAAATGGTTTATCAGGTAACTTACAGAATGAACATAATTTCTGTTATAGTCCATTTGCAGTAATGCAGATTAGAATTAATGGACAGTTACTATTACTTATGTTAGCTGAAAAATTAACTCAAATTGGATGTCGAATCGTCCAAGCAAATACTGATGGTTTATTCGTCTTACTAAAGAAAGATGCATATTCTAAAGTAAACAGTATTTGTAGAGAATGGGAACAGCTTACTAAACTTACCTTAGAAGAAGATCGTTTTAAAGCAATGTATCAATATGCTATTAATGATTATTTTGCTATTACTGAAGATAACAAAGTAAAAGAAAAAGGAATGTTTATTACTGCTGTAAAATTAGGTAAAGGATTAACTCCAAAGATTATACCTAAAGCAGTAATAAGTTTCTTTAAAGACGGAATACCGGTCGAAGATACAATTAAGAATTGTACAGATATAAGAGATTTTCTAATGTCTGAGAAAACTGGTAAACAATGGCATGTTGAATATATGAACGAGGAGCAACAAAGAACTAATCGTTTCTACGCATCTACTAATGGTGGATACTTGTGGAAATGGAAAGATACTGGTCATAAAGAAGGTGAAATTATAACATATACTGAGCCATACGTAGGAGAACGTAAATATAAGGCTTCTGCAAGACAGTATCAGAATATGCTTACTGCATCTGGTGTTACTCTTCTAAATAAATTTGATAATAAACCAATTGAAGAAAGAAAGATTAATTATAGGTATTATATTATGGAAGCCTATAAGATAATCAGAGATTTAAAACCGTTACAATTGAGCCTATGGGATTAACAGAGGCTTATCAGATATATTTCAGATAAACCATAAGCTTATATAATATATAAGACTATGATTTTAGAAATAGATACTTCTATCTTAGATAGAATACCAACTTTATCTATTAATCAATTAGTATTCCTAACACTTGTATTGAATGATATCAAAACAATCAATCAAGACATTCAGAGACTTCTCAGCCTAGTTAATGAAGAAGAAATACAAGAGTTAGAGACTCAAGGTTTAATTTCTATCCAATATGATAGAGATACCCAAGTCATAAGTAAAACAGAAAAACTAGAAGAACTTCTTAAAGAAGATAAAGCTATGTTTGATATGTTTTATGACCAATTTCCAGTTTACGTTATGAGACCTGATGGAACTAAAGGATTTCTCAGAGCTAATGTAAACAAATGTAGGAAAGAATATAATCGTATCGTAGGCAAGTCTAAAGCAATGCATGAACACATTATGGATTGTTTAAAATATGAAATAGATGAGCGTATGCGTACAGGTAAAATAGGTTATATGAAAACTATGTGGAAATGGCTCACTCAACACGAGTGGGAAACTATTGAGGAACAAATGAAAGTAGAAACTCCTAACCAAAATTACTATAATTATGGAACAGATATCTACTAAGACACTAACATTTAGACATATATCCTCTGCTACTAACGAAGCAGTAGAATATATTCATAAGAGAAAGAATCATGAGATTGTTTCTTTACGTACTAGATGGAGTAAGTTTAATAAATCCTGTATGGGAGGCATTGAACCTAATACTATATATACTATTGTAGGTATATCTGGTAGTGGCAAAAGTTCATTTGTAAATACGCTTGAAAGTGATTTAATAGACTTAAATTCTAATCAGGATGTAGTAGTACTTAATTTTTCATTTGAAATGTTAAGTTCTAGACAAGTAGGTAGAAAATTGAGCAGTAAGTTAAGGCAAACTACTGCTCAGCTATATAGTTCTAGTAGTGATTTAGACAATACACTATTAGAAGAAGTAGAACAAACTTCTCAACAGATAAAATCATATCCGATATATTATGTAGATACACCGGGTACTGTTGCAGATATAGCATCTACCATTGATTACTTTTACGAAAATAAAGCTAAAGGCAAGAAATTTGTGATTATACTTGATCATACTCTACTTGTTGAAGGTCAAAATCGTGAAAGTGCACTACAAGTGATTTCCGATTTACAGAAACTGTTTATTAGAGTAAAAAAGTTTCCAGATACTACAATAATACAGTTATCACAGATGAATCGTAATATCGAAAATCCTGAAAGAATTAATAATCCATCTATGCATTATCCAATGCGTAGCGATATATCTTCCGCTGATACTATTTTTCATGCATCAGATTACGTTATATGTATTCATAGGCCAGAGCTACTCAATATACAGAGTTATGGACCAAATCGTCTACCAGTAAGAGATAAAGTTTATTTGCATATTCTAAAGAATAGAGATGCAGGTGAATGTTCTATACTTGAGTTTGATAATGACCTTAAGTACAATAATTTAATTGAGACTATACGAGAAGATGAACCAGTAAGGAAGATTTCGTTTAGTAATAACAATTAAAAAGGCTGAAAATTATGAAATCATATACATTTACATTACCGAAAAATACTAAGAGTGCAAAAACATATAAGGAGTCTTTAATGGACCGAGTAATTAACGCTTATCCTTGGATGACTGTAGAAAGTAAGAGTGATTATCCTTCTTGCAGTTATGGCATCGAATATGCTGGTGCAGGTGATATTATTACTTTAGGTTTAAGTAAGACTCATAATATTGGATGGTTGCCGAAGGAATGCGCTAATTGTCCGTTTAAGTGTTGGGGAGATAATGTAATTAATTTCGACTTAGAAACAGAATTCTTCAAGGCTATTAATGCACTTGATATTTATGCAAAGGAACATTGTCCGTTTGATGTTGACTATGACTTTAAAGATGAGTTTGGTACTCCAGTTAAAATCTTTGATAACTTCGTACAGATTGGTTATGAAGTAATTCCTATTGCATTTGGTTCTTTGAACTATTTAAAACCGAAGACAAAGAAAACTATTATCGATATCACGATTAATATTAAGAAACGTGGTTTGTTTTAATTAAAATATCTTATTCCATATTATCAGAAATTATCAGAACTTTATCAGAGGAATACAAAAAAATAAAAGCTTTTATGATTGTATTACCAAAAGAGAAAGTAAAAGCTAAAGTAGAAAATCCTAGATTTTTGATTTTATTTGGTAAACCAAAAGCTGGGAAAACTACTTTAGTTGCAGCACTGGATAACAATCTAATTATTGATTTAGAAGGTGGTTCAGAGTTCTTAGAGGCATTAGCTGTTCAAGCTAGATCTGTAAAAGATTTAGGTGATATAGCTAATGCAATAAGAGAGATTAAAAAGGAAACTGGTAAATATCCTTACAAATATATTACTATAGATAATGCTACACGTCTAGAAGAGATGTGTATGAGCTTTGCTATACAGCTTTATAAAGCTACTCCAATGGGTAAAAAGTACGAAGGTACAGATTTAAGAACATTACCTAATGGGTCTGGTTATTTATATATAAGACAAGCTGTAAGAAAAGTTATTGACATGTTCCGTGGATTATGTGATAACTTTATACTTATTGGTCATACTAAGGATAAGTTGATTAATAAGAATGGCGAAGAAATGGCAGAAATGTCGCTTGATTTAGTAGGTGCATTAGCAAATATTATATGTGGTGAAGCAGATGCTGTCGGCTATGTATATAGAAAAAAGAATGAGACACATATCTCATTTGAAGGCGGAGATAATTCTGTTATTGAAGCTAGAGCACCTCATTTAAGAGGAAAGAATATAGTAGTAGCAGAGAGTGATGAGAATAATAACATCACTACTTATTGGAATAAAGTTTATTTACCTGAATAATTAAAAATAAGATATTATGATATTTAGTACAGAATTAGCAAATGAAGTAAAGTTGTCAGATAATAGTAATAATACTAAGTACTTGGAAGCAGGTATTCATGACAATGTTAAGTTTGTATCCGCAAAGTTTGCAGAGTCTCCTACAGGGAAGAAATTCATTGAATTTACTTTTGAAAAAGATGGTAAGAGTCTTGTTCATACTGAATGGGAACCAGCTGTTCGTGAAAGTGATACTGAAGAACAGAATCAAAGTAAAGCTACTAACCAGGTAACTCGTATTATGCGTATACTTAAGTGTTTCTATCCTAAGAATGTATTAGCGTTCAGTGGCAGTTCTTATAAAGAATTTGCTAACTGGGTAGTAACAATGCTTAATAGTGCTAATAAAGATATTTTACTTAAAGTAAAAATAGTTTATAATGATAAGGGTTATACTACACTTCCTAGTTATGTTAAGTTTGCTTCTATTGAACCTATGAATATTCCTATGGGTTTCTATGAAGAAGGTAAGAATGAAAGCATGATTAGAGAAATTACAGGTATCGATCAATTTACTAAGCCAATTGTTGCAGATAAGGAAGTTAAAGAGGTTAATCCTCTTACTACTACTGTAAGTGAACAGCCTAGTAATGATCTGCCTTTCTAATTTTGTAGATAATCCTATAAGCCGCCTACGCTAGGCATAATATAGCGATACGTGAGTAGCATGCCACTATGTGAGATAAGAAGCAATCGACGGTAATACGCCGAATGTGAGGTGTGACGGAGGCATCAAAATTCATAGAATAGGGATAGCATGCACTCACGTTTTCATGATAGTAATGGTTAATTAAGGTTCGATTCCTTAGCTATCACTAAAAATATATCATATGGTTTACGATACAACAAAAATAAAAGATAATGTGAGTATTACTTTAGATTGGATATTATCTAAAGTAACTGAGTATGATATATATGCAGCGTACATTGGTAATTTTAAAGTAGGCATGATATATAATTCACCATTAAGAAAGGATAAGACACCTTCTTTTGGATGTTATTATAGTAAAAAAACTAAACAATTAATGTTTAAAGATCATGGTACTGGAGAATGTGGTAATATAATTAAGTTTGTATCACTATTCACAGGACTAACTAACTATTCAGATATACTCAATGATATAGTTAATAAGCTTAAAATTACTAATGATACGAAACTCGTTAGCTCTAAGCAATATATACCGTCAACAGAGACAGTAATTGGTATTGTAAGGCAAGACTTTACTCTAACAGATATCAATTACTGGTCTCAGTTTAATATTTCTACTACTACTCTAAAGAAATTTGGAGTAAGTAGTATAAAATATTATCTATGTAACGGAGTTGTAAAGGGTATTTACAAGGATAGTAATCCTATGTATGCTTATAAGGTTTATAATAATTTTAAAATATATAGACCTTTAGCAGATAAATATACAAAGTGGCGTAATAACCTGACTGAGAACGACATTCAGGGGTTTAAACAGTTACCTAAAACTGGAGATATACTCATTATTACAAAGAGTATGAAAGACGTCATGTGTTTATATGAGATGGGTATTCCAGCAATAAGCCCATCATCAGAGTCTACATTTATCCCAGATAAGGCTCTAAACCAGCTTAAGAAGCGTTTTAAACGTATAATTATCTTATTTGATAGAGATACAGCTGGAGTTAAATATCTTCGTAAAATGAGCCTTAAAACAGGCTTAGAAGGGATGTTAGTCCATAAAAAGTTTAAAGCAAAAGATATATCTGATGCAGTTAAGCTTAATGGATTTGAAACTATTAAAAATTGGTTATATGAAGAAATTTATTAAAAAAGTTGGTTTTATATTATCTATTCCATTAGTTTGGTTATTAGTAATATATAATATACCTACTTTCTTATTAGACTATATAATAAACTGGTTACGGTCTACTAGTAATATGGCTAATATAATAAGGTATTGGAAATTACTCAAATTTGGAGTAATTAGTCTATACAATAATAAAGATGTAACATTAGAAAGTACTATAAAAGCATATAATAAGGATGAATGGATTACATTTAATAGTACAAAAAAAATAAAGGTTAATGAGAAGAAAAAAATAGTTAAATAGTAAAGTACGAAATGCAACTCCAAATGAATATGATGGAATTAAATTTCGTAGTAAACTTGAAACTTATACATATAAAAAGCTGAAAGAAGCAAATATCATAGCAGATTACGAGATGCATCGATATGAGCTGCTTCCAGCTTTTACTTTTGATAATAAAAAGTATAGAGCAATGACTTATCTACCTGACTTTGTAGGAGATAACTTTGTTATTGAATGTAAAGGATACCCTAATGAAGCTTGGCCTTTAAGAGAGAAACTATTTAGATATTACCTATATAGTAATAATATAGGAGTCAATTTCTATATAGTTCATAATCAGAAGGAGGTAGATGAGTTAATAAAAAAACTAAAGAAATGATACTATTTTATAGTATAATTATATATAAACTAACTAAAACTTTATACCATGAAAATCTGCGCAATAAGTGATATACATGGTCATTTAATTAATATACCAGAATGTGATGTGTTATGTATAGCAGGTGATGTAGTGAATTTACTTGCTCAGAGAGATAACGAAGAATCAGATAAATTCTGGTCTATTACTTTTGTCAATTGGGTAGATAAATTACCGTGTAAAAAGGTAATTGTAGTTCCAGGAAATCATGATATTTATATAGAAAATCTTATCAATGATATTGTAGAAGATTTAAGTTGGCAAGATTTTAAAATTAAGATGTCAACTTTAACTAACGATAAAGTAGTATTTCTTGTTGATGAACTATATGAATATGAAGGAATAACCTTTTATGGAACTCCTTGGATAGCTCCTATACATTGGCAAACGTGGGCATTTGAAGATACTCAGAATGAATACGATGAGTATATATGCCCATATGAAAAGATACAAAACTGTGATATACTTATTACTCATGAAAATCCTAATTATAATGAAAAGCTTGAACATTACTGTTTTGGTAAATATAAGCATCATTTCTTTGGGCATTGGCATGATGGTATATCATATGGTCATTTAAATCAATATAATTGTAGTATACTAACTGACAGTTATCTTGAAAGAGAAAGACCTAAAATAGTAACTATAGAATTAAGTAAGAATGATAATTGATAAACCGTATTATGAAGACAATACGAGAATATCAAATTCTGCTATTGGTTGGTTCTTGAAGAAAGGACCGCGTTTCTATCGAGATATGATAGATGGAAAGGAGGAAGGATTAAAACTTCCTCAGCTCGAAAGGGGTACTATGATTCATGAATATATACTTCAACCAGAGGATTTCTGGAATGATTATGTAATTCTTGATTATGAAGTACCTAAAGTAAAACAACAAAAAGATTTCTGTGAGATTTATGCTAATTCATTAGAACTCATAGAGGACGATAAAAAGATTGCTGCATACAAATCTGCATACAGTAATTCAAAAAGCTCTGAAATCGTCTTAAAAGAAGCTACAGAGCTATGTAATCGTTATGCTAATTATATTAAAGCATTACAAAGTAAAAAAGATAATCGTAAAGTAATATCTTTTGCTGATTTAAATATGCTTAAAAATATTAAGAATAATATTGATAATCATAAGAAGGCAAAAGAGTTATTAGAAGATATTCCTGGAGTAGAATCTCATAATGAGTTTCATATTAACTGGGAATTACCTGTTGATGATTGGGTTGCGCCTTGTAAGTCTTTACTTGATAGATGTATATTCGATCATATAAATAAGAAGATTACTTTAATCGACTTAAAAACAACTAGCGATGTCTATAATTTTAAACATTCTGTAGAAGAGTTTGATTATTATAGACAGATAACTTATTATTTGCTTGCAATTAGTTGGTACATGAAAGATCAAGGAATTGATATTTCAGATTATGATTGTGAAGCATATATTATTGCTATTCAAACAAATAGTAATAATGAGGTGAGAGTATTTAATATGTTTAACGAATTAGAGTTAGATAGTCGCAAGGACCTCATTGTCAAAGCTTTAACAGAACTATCATATCATTATCAGACAGGTAATTGGGATCATACTCGTAAATATTACGAAGAAGATGGTACTGAAGAACTTGAATGATGTAAGTATTTATATAGTTCCATTATGTGATGATAATATTACGTGGAGAGATTTAACTGTAGAAAGTGGATTTATAAATGCTTTTACATCTGATAAAAATAGACCTTTTCTAGAAGATAAGGTCTTTCTTGTTTATGATAGTAGTGTAAACACTATTGAGTCTCTTGAAACACACTGTAAATTATCTAGGTTAGACTCTTACTATAATAAACGGTATATAACTATTAACAAAAGACATTATACTGTTTATTGTCTGAGTAATCCTAAGTACAATAAAGATATTAAACGTCTTCGCAATAATGGTAAACCTTTCACTCTAGATGCCATGCTAGAGATTAACAGATTTTGGCAAGGTATAAAAGTGCCAGAATTAGAAAGAAGGTTATTCTATAGCTGGTATAGATTTGGTGACTCTATAGAAGCAGAATTACCAGAAGAAGACTACTATAGTTATGAAGATATTGGTGAGTCTTTATAACTAAAAAGCCTACTGATTTAATAGTCAGTAGGCTTATCTTTTTATTGGCGCATTTAAACTAATTGAGAATTGATATAGAAACTTTAGAAGTTCATTAATTGATTCTGTAGGTAATTGCGTTTTGATTTAGGATCTTGAGCTTCTACAATACTCTTAAACGGCGTTACTTTGATAATATTCTTAAGTATTACGGGCATGCCCTTATATACTCCTCTATCTATGATAGTAAATGGAGTTCTATCTCCAATATATGAAGCAGGATTAATCAAGTTTATGAAACTACTAATATTATCAAACCAATTGAAAGCTGCTGTTGGAGATTTAATTAAAGCCATAAATTCAAAAGGATTATACATAGTACGGAACTCAAATGCTGAACGCATAGCTAAATAAGTTATTGACTATGTTAACCAGGTATCATAGTCATCATCACCATCAACTACACTAGCTATAACGAGAGCTACTGCTGTAGATGCAGCAATAAGGACTAATTCATTTAATACTCTTCTAACCGCATATTGTTCATATTCCTACATATTATTATAATCAGCCAATAACTATTTAATAGCGAAATGTCTATTAGCAATTACATTCTTTAAAAATCTACCTGTAGATCTATAGTAACCCTCCTCTATAGTTTGTAAATCTAAATTATACTGTTTAGGTTTGAATCTATCATGTAATGCAGAAATCATAAAGTTACGATGTAATACTAAGTATGAGGCCATAGCATTGGCATGTACAGCTGCTTTATCAACTTCTCGAATAGTACCATCTATTCGTTTACTTATGATTTCTATTCTATTACGTACATCATTTAGTAATTTATCTGTGATTAAAGGTTTATATTTATCATCTACCACTACATCGCCATTTGGAAGTTCTATATATGCATCATATAAAGTAGTAGTAAGCTATTTAAATTCTACTGCTCCTTTCTTCCTGTCATTAGAATAGAATTTATCTATATACTATTGCTTTGACATAAAACCTTCATTATCAACCAAACGATAATTATGATAGATACTTAATAAAGTATGACTTTTAACAGTGTAATCAGACTACGTATATCCAGCAAACCAAAAATTTTGATTAATAGAACGTAATACCTAACTCTAGTCTAATCTATCAAATAACTCTTTGTTATCTTTTACTACCTAATTAAGCATAAGTAAATAAGGTAATCTACCTTTAGGATTAGGATTACCTATGTTCTACATCATGTTAGGTAGTTCTCTAGCAAATTCAGATCTAGCAAAGTTTAAATCTTCTAAATCAAAATACCTACCCATCTTAGCTTCTAAAGTAGTGTAAGTAGCATCAGTAAAGAAAGAAGTACCTATAGACCATAAGTTACCAGATAGGTTTACTTTAGTAACAAACCCTCTAACAATATCTAAGGCTTTACCAAAGTTAATATCATAACCTAATACGTTACCCTCAATAGGAGTTTTATTTCTACCATACATCAATCTATCTACTAACAACTATGACTATTTATATACATTAGTAGATCCAGGTCCTTTTAATTCTTTAGAGGTTCTTATAGATAACTATTTTAGTAAATTGAGCATTAATTCTACTTCATCTTGTTTAGCTGACATATTTTTATAATTAGCAGCCATATTGTAGAACTGTACTACAGCAGATACAGCATCCGTAGATATACTATTTGTATCTTCTAAAGGAGTAATAAACCTAGTAGGTATTACTTTAATAGGATCTCCATTAGGCATAGTAGAAAACTCTTTAACGAAATCTAAATCATCTTCTTTTGTTATAGCAAAATCTTCTACAGCATATTTTAACTTATTTAATATTCCATCTTTACGATTCAATACCTACATAAACCTAGCTTCTATTTGTGGCATCATATTTTCATTACTATTAGTGAGGAATGATATGAAACTCATAGCCTCATTCATTATATTAGTAATTTCATCATATAATTCCTTTACTTCAGGTTTATTCATTACTTCGTTATAAGCTTTACTATTATCATAATATTTCTTGTTAGGCTAAATAGCAGGTCCATTTTCATCAAATTCAGGATTGTACCACTCTGAAGATTCTAGTATTTTAGAATATTTACTAGATGGTACTATCTCTGTATACTACTGAGCAAATTCAGGTAGTGGTCTAAGCTCTGTATAATATGAAGCTGGATGCATAAATCCTCTTGCATCTTCATAATGATTATTATTAAACCATTCATTATATGCTTGCGTACCTACATTTCTAGCCTGCTCCATATCACGATAGTACTATTCTGTATTTACTATCTCTGCAAAATTTGAAAATTTATCAGCTCCTTCTGTTTTTTGAGTAGCAGTATATGCGTTTGCTATATCTTGATCTAACTATAATAAGCTTCTTTTCTCATCGTTACTTAATGAGTAAATGTCAATCTTATTCGTATGGGGATCCTTATACAAATTTTGTAATTGTCTTCTCCTCTGACGCAGTTTCTAATAAGTACTTTCGGGATCTTTGTTAGCAGAATCAGATTCTAGGTTAGCTATTCTGTCATAGAAATCTTGAGTATACCTAGTTACAGTATTTCTTTGTTTCCATAACTATACTTCAGCGGTTTCACCTCCATATCTTTCTATTACTTTAGCTAAATCCTTTTCATACTTATCCTTATCAATATCATATTTAATATGTTTATTTACTTCTTCATGAAAAGCAGTTAATTCATCTGCTATTACTCTATCTATTCCAGTTTTTTCACTACCGTCTATATTAAATATATTAGATAGTAATCTTTTTTGTTTACGTAAAGATTCTAGCTATTTGTATTCTGCTTCTGTAAGTAGGTTTTCATACTATACACCATTAATAGTCATAGATTGTGTAATGCCATCTATCATACTTTGGATCTCCCTTTCAGCATCTCTGGTCTTCATAGATAACATCTTATTTCTAAGAACATAATATTCAGCTTTGTATCTCCTTTGCGCTCTATCTGCATACCACTTAGTTAATTCATCGAACCACTTCTTTTGTATATCTTCATTTTGCGGTAACACATACATGTTATTATTGTCTTTAGATATACCTAATTTTTCAGCTAATTTATCCATGAACTATCTCTGGTCACGCTTTAATTGACCATTATTCAGTGGGGATACCTTATTACCAGAGTATGTACCATCGTCTAATTTTTCATATAATAGCTTCTATACATCATTACCGTATTTTTCTTTGGCTACACTTACTAATTTAACTAATTTAATACCAACTTCCATAGTTTCTCTATCTGTGGCATTTTTAGCATCATTAAGCAATTTGGCTATAATCTATTGCACAGCATTATTGCTATTACTAGACATACCGAACCAATCCATGAATAAACTAGAATCATGTTTAGGATCATCTAACCAGTTAATAGTATCTTGTATCATATTCTGTGGCATACCTAATTCTGTAAGATACTATTGTAATGCACTATAACCTTTAGATTTAAGTACATTTATAAACTTATTATTAACATTGTCTATTTGTTGTGATAAGGTAGTAGCTAATTCTTTTATATAGCTATAATCAGGTTTATCTTTGAGTATATCAGTAGTATCAAACAGATACATTATATCATCCATAAGAGGCTTATAGAAGCCAATATAATCATTAGATAACTGTCTAATCTGTTTAGCACTAATATTCTTTGTAGGTTTACTTAAGAATTTAATACTATCGTTTATAGATTCATCAATATGTTGTAAGAATTGATATATGCCTTCTTCTGTTTCAGAGTTAGCCAACTACTGTATTACAGTCTATAGCTGATTCCATACTTTAGGATTCTTAACAGTGTATCTTTTAATAGAGTTTAATCTATCCTTTAAACCTTTCTATATTTTTTCATATAATTTAGTTACTTCATTGATTACTCTCATATCCTCTTGAGGTATTGGAGTAAAGTCTTCTGGATTATAAGTTACTGTTGACGATGATAATAATTCTGATAATAGTGGTTCTCCATTTTCGTCTACTATTTTAGATGCATTACTAGTTTTTTTCCATTCTTTAAACTACTATATATCCTGATATGTTCCAAGTATATGGACATCTTTCTACGGATACAACATTACAATGACATCAGAATTAAACTCATTTTTAGAACGATTAGAAATAATAGCGTCATTGTTATTCTACTTAGCAGAAGTCATTAATCCTCTCTATTCTTCATAATAAGTATTCTAATTCTCTTCTATTATTGGGTTTTGAACATTTAATAGAACTGGATACATTCCTTTTTTAACTTGCTTGGTATTCCAAATCTATCTAAATACCTTAGCGTTATTGTCTACCCAATCTTGGAAGGTGTCTTTGCCGTAACGAATTCCAAATACTTCTTCAAAAAACTCTTTATCAGTTTTATTTTCATAACCGTATAGAGCCTTTCTTTCCTTTAAAAAACTACCGTTTTCTCCGCCTTCATTACGATTAAATACTCCTTCTTTATTAGGTATTTCTTGTCTAATATCTGGACCTATTACTATACTTTTCCAGTCATCATTCTACATTCTACCATTACCGAGTATTTCTTTTAATTCCCACCATAATTTTACCCAATTATTATATCCATCCTTGTCTGGAATTTTCCTATTTATGCCACTAATATACTACAATGAAGCCCATGGTTGTCTATTGAAATACATCTCTCCCTTAGTTTCGGGAGCCCCAGAACCTTTGCCTTTTTTTGTATTCTGTATACCTTCACTAAAGTCGGAATCAGTGCCATGCCAGTAAACCTCAGATACCTTACTATTTGGGAATATAGTATTTAGATACTATTTATATTCGTCCTTAGTACCTACCTTTTCTAATTCCGGATTAGTACTAAATAAGTAATCTATAGAACCGTTATCCTATTTCAAAAAAGTAACGCTACGATTATCAAACCAACTTTTAAATTCATTACTAAACACATTTACTTTAGTTTTTATAGCCGCTTCTCTATCGCCATCAAAATGATCTAATAAATCCTAAAACAGTATAGAAGGCTCCCCATTTGGAGCCTTATCTATACCATGACCATTATTCAAATCCCAGACAGTATATGCAACTTCTGGTACAACTCTTTCTAGTTCCTTCCATTCTGGAAGATTTTTATTTGGACATTTATACATATTATCTGGAATTATAAATTACATATGAATTTTCTTAACGCTTCCTCAAGTTTATCTTGAGTATTAACATTATCTATTGCCATCTACTGTGCAAATTCATTTAAATAGGTCTGTCTTTCATCAGATGTTAGATCTTCTAACGTATCTAATACTTCAGATATTCTTTTACTACCTTGATCATACAAGGCCATTAAATCTACGCCAGTAAGTTCCCTTACAGTAGATTTTGTACTATTGAGCATATCCTCACGAATTATATCTCTAACCATAGTAATAACTTCGCTAAATCTACCATTATCCTATTCTATTCCATTTCTCATATGGGTTAGCTTAATGTTACCTGTAGATAATAATAAATCAGCAGCGCTAGGGTTTTGTTCAAAAGAGTCTAACATAAGATTTAACATTACAGATTTAGACATAGAATTCCACTAATTAAGCTAATCTTGCGTCATAGATAAATTTCTCTGAGACGTTAGATATTTAGCCTATTTAGGATCATTTGTATTAAGAATATCCTCTGCAATATCATATCTACCTGCCGTTATAGCTTTCATATAATGAAAGCCCTACTCTACAGAATTAAATCTAACTGTTCTAGTTGTTCTATCATCTTGTTCTATGTTAAAGTTAAACGGTCTAATAGCAAAATTGCTTAACTGAGGATTTTCATTAGTACCATAATAAATATTTACAGCACTCATCCTAGTTTCATCTTCTTTGAATGTATTTTCATACACATCTCTAATAGCTTCAATACCATTTTGATTTATATTACGTGTACCTATACCTGCAAAATTAGGAGTAAGCGTAGGAGTACCTATTTCAACCCAATCTTCATCTACTTTAGTATACCACTTATTACGTTCTTGATCAAATACATAAACTGGCTTATTAACATCTATAGCCATCTATACTGCCCAGCCAGTACCTCCGTCAACTACATTATTCTTTAGTTGCCCTATTGCAAAAACAGCATCAGAATTTTCAACCTATATCCAATTGCGAGCTAATAAATTCATATATTTGTCAGGTCTTCTATGAAGTGTTTCATTTGCTTTATATACATGCTATTTTCCTCTTTCAAACTGTTCTTCAGTTATCTCTATATTACCATTGGGAGTTTTGGCTCCGTGATAATAGTGATTAGATACTACTCCATATTCTTCTCCTATTTCACCCCACATAGTATCTGAACCTATGGCACCTCCAGAATGATTGACGTAAGTAGTAACAGCGTTTTCAGTATCATTATCATCAGCTTCTTCAAGTACAACGCCTTCAACACTATCGTCAGTATCATCTTGTTCGTACTCAAATATTCTATCCTGTTCAGCTATAGCATAATTCATGCCAGAATATGATGGTAATTCTCCAATATGGTGCATATATGCTTTATCTTGTTCAAAATATGTTCTTTCTACTTCATCAGTCATATCAGATAATGCATCAAGATTATTCAAAGCTTCAAAATAATCCCATTCATTTTCCTTATTGAATTCAAATTGAGTTGATAAACCATATTCTATAATAGTATGGCCCTTGTAACTATAACCCTTTTTAGATACCAGACCATATATAGGAGTGTATAGAGTTCTGCCAGTAAGCTTCCCCTACCATGTTCTTTCTGGTTTATCAATATAACCTATTAATCTATATACATGCCAATTAGCAGGTTCAAAACCTAAACTGTCTTTTACCTTAACATAAGGAGGGAATATTGGGTATTTTATATCATCTACTGTTACCCAATTTAACGGTTTAACAACAGCAGCCTGCATATCAGTTCTCTATCCTAATATAATATTTGGCATAGCTGCATCTTTATTAAGGCTTACAGATCTTAATGGAGCTTGATATTTACCGCCATACATGTCTACAGGTCTTACTAGCTTATCATTCTACCAATTATTCAAGAATAAATCTTCAATATCATTGTAAGATTTGTCTGCATCATTAACCATTTGGTCTAATTTACCTTGAATGAATTGAGTATAACCCATATTAATCCTTTCACTATTAGGTAGATACTGAAAGAACGCATTCATTACTGTATTATCTCCAGATGTGTAGAAAGAATATACGGCTAAATCTCTGAACAATCTCTTAACTGATGGTTCTGGATCGTCTAATAGTTGTCTCCAATAGTTAATAAGATTGTTAGCTTGCGCCTAATCTGCATTTAACTATTCTGATCTATCAATAAAGTCTAATCCTTCCTTATTAATATTAGGTATTAAGTAGTTAACAAAATCATTAGCTATAGTACCATCATTATTTAGTAAATGACTTAATCTAGGATTACCCTTTAGTACTTCCTACTTAAATCTATACAGTCTATTAGGTATAGAATTACGTCCTTGGAACATAGTATTTAGATCTATATTGTTATCCTTAACATATTGATTAAAGAATTGACTCTTTATCTAAGCTTCCATTCCATTTATTACTGCGCTAAGTAATTTAGAATCAGCATTAGCGGCTCTACCTACTAATGATAAAGCTATATGTTTTTGATTAGCAAATTGATCAGTATTACGTAGTAATAAGTTTCTAAATATAGATGAACCCAAAGGTATACTATTCTCTGTTTTTGTACGAATGAATGTTTCATTAAAGAATCTAGTAACCTCACCTTTAGCGAATTTACTATTTTCTTCCATATCTTTCATGCCTTTGTAATATATATCCTACTCAGCAAAAGTTTTACCTGTCTTCTTAGTATCAATCTTTGAGAATTTAACTAGATTAGCCAAGTCGTCTGCATAAGGTTTAAGAGCTAACCAAGCGTAGTATATTCTTACTTGTTCCTCATTAAAGTCTTTAGAATCTTCTGGGTTAATCTTTAATAACTACCTTGTTCTTGACGTTATTTCTCCTTTATCGTCAATATAAGTTCTAAATAGATCTTGATATTCTGAAGCTTTAGTTTCATTTTTTCTGTTTATATATTCATACTTTCTACGTAACTTTTTAGTAGGGTCGTATTTATCTAATACTTTTTCAATAGCTTCTTTCTCAAGTTGAGAAGGGGTCTTAGTTCTATCAATGCCATATTTACCTTTAGTCTTAAGTACTTCATTAGCCATCTCTACTAAGATAGGTTGTCTAACAAAATAGAATGTTTGAGCGCCTTTACCTGTACGTAATAAGAATGACACCATATTATATGTCCAAGCATTAACATTAAGCTTAACAATATAAGGATCTTTGGCTATATCTACGAACGCATTAATCATAGCAGATAACCAGTCTAATATACGGCCTCCTTTAGGATTACCTTTTGTAGGATAGTCATATATTCGTCCAACATCTTCTATCTCTAAAGTTCCTGTGAAACCATCGCTCTACATTCTAATACCTACCAACTAAGTAAGGATATGATGAGCATTATTCAATGCAAAAGGGCCAATACCAGCCTTACCACCAGTATATTCTGCCTTTCTATCTTCTTGGTATCTAGGAGTATATACTTCAAATGGTTCTGGATGATATGAACTAGTACCTTCAATATCTTTAAGTATTCCCTTAACCGTATCAGTAGCATCATCAATAGAACCTTTTAACATAGCTGAATTATCTTTAGTAAGAAGAATTTTGATATACATTTTAATAATGTCATTCTTATAAGCGCTAGCCACATCTTCTCTAGTTAAAGCATCCCCATGAGTTATAATACCTCCATTCTTATTGAAGGAGTATCTAGCTACATACAGTTTATCAATATCAAAGTCAGAACCAGTAAGCTTAGTAAATCCTTCAGGTAGCATGATAGTATCACCCATAATTTCAGGGAATACATCTACGAATCTTAATGCAGATATTGATGCAATAGACTGTGTAGGAATACGATAACCAATTCCAGTAGCATCTGCATTCTATCCTATGATATTATGGTCTAATAACCACTTTCTAGCTTGTTTAAATGTCATTTTACTGTAGTTAGGTATCATATGTTTAAATAGATTTATACTTACTACAGAATCCATAGAACCATCCTTATCATTAATCATGAGTAATGGTTTTCCATCATTGATCATATCTTCTGTAATAACATTCTAGCTAGTAGCTTCGAGTCCAAATGCAGATCTTTGGATGAAAGCTCCACCCGGCATATGAACATCAATAACTAGTTTATCAATCATAGATATAAATCTACTTTCTAACCATTTATTATCAGATAAAGCAGACAAAGGTATTACAAACGCATTATTCTTAGTTTTAAGACCAGATAATACATTGTCATTAGCATCAGATTCTCTAGCATCACGCTCTAGCATATTACCTAAAGCTGTAATATTTATATTACCGTCTACAAATAATTCATCTACTATATCCTATCTACCCATATTAGATAAAGTATTCAATGCTCCCATTACTGTATCATTGATTTCTCTACCTGTTACTTGAGAACCGTCTGGACCATATAAATCATCCATGCGTAAATTAGATAGATTTACTTTTAGAAACTGTGTACCAGCCATCTATTCTGGATGTGTGTGTGGATTAGTTTCCAGCTGCTATCTAATGTATTTGAACTTCTATCTATATGTTACTAATTTACTTAAATCAGTAATAGTATTACCCTATCCGCTTTCTGCTTGGTCTACTATAGAAGCGGATAATACAGTCTAACCGTCTTTAAGTTCTATTTCACTATCTTTAGCCTTTCTATAGTATGCAGTAGGAGATTCTGAACCAGCTTTAACAGCAGAATCGAACATAGCCATATCAATAGGATCGTTAGGATCTACCATTCTGTCATATAAAGCTTTAATATCTCCAGTAGCTACAGATTTAAATAACGGGAATAAAGCCATCTTATTGAAGTAAGGTATACCTAATCCATTTCTAAATCTGGTACCGAATGCTATATACTTCATAGCATTTAATATAACTTTATTAGCTTCTGCATATAACTTAGGATCAGATTCCCATTTATCAGCAGTATCAGGATTAGTTAATACCTCAAATGCTCGTTTGATATCTGCATTCCATACACCACGCATTCTGAGTAAATCTCTAGTCATATTAGGGCTTATATATACAGCAGCATCAGCTACATTAACGCCTTTCTTATAACCAGCTACAGCTACCTTAGCGGCCTGTTTAGCAATCTTAGTTTCTTCAGGATACTACTTCTCTATATCACGTATGCTAAGATCTTTTATCTCATTCCAAACTTCTTCTCCAAGTACTTCCTATATAGTTTCTTTTATATTCGCTCTATAGAATAATCCTTCGTATTCATGATATTGCTTATCCATGATTTCATGATCTTTAAGCTCTGTAACTACATATTCATCACGCATTGGATCATTAAAGAAGTCTAATCTATTATTCAAACCAGTTGATGTCAAAGAACCTAAACGTTTGATTTTGTCAATAGATACGTCTGTTATACCCTCTCTATCATACTTCACTTTGTAATACGCAGGTGAACCACTGAATAGCTTTTCTATTTCTTGAATAGATATTATACTATTTATTACATAGTCAGATATCATATCGAATACTGCATATGCCTCTGCATTAGCGCTATCTAAACTCTAGTATCTAGCTGATCTTTCTGTTACTATATTATCATCAAGTAATACATTACGTATACTCCATATATTGCTTTGATCATTCATAGTAATTAAACCAAGATCTCTAGCGTATTCTAGTTCTTTCTTTACCCTGCGATTAATTAATCCAGCTAAGAAAGCTTTTTGTGTTTCTGGAGAAGTATTAAAGAAATAATCTTTAGCTAACTGTAAACACTCTTTAGCTGATTTAGTGGGGTCATTGAAATTAACAAAACCTTTATTGGTATATATACCGGTTAAGAATAAGAATCTAGCTCCATTACCTTCCAAAGTTACAGTGTGCTTAACCCCATCTTTATCTTCATAATCATATTTATTAGGAGTATGGAAGTTTTTAATACGTCTAGATGGCTCGATCCAATCATTATTTATAGTACCATCATCATTATAATGTAATCCAGTTTCTGGATTATAATGATTAGGATCATCATCTATCTGTCTTAAGCACAACTCTATTTGGTTTAGTTCATCGTAACAATAACCTAATAGATAGTCCATAGCTTGTTCGCCATACTGAACAAAAGTTTGACCATTATTATTATTGAATCTAATAGGTTCGTGTGGTAATGTTATTCCTTTAATGAAATGATATGTTTTCTTATCTGCTACTGTAGGGAATATTATTCTATTATTAAATACAGCTGTCATTTTAGCTATATAGTCCTCTCTGTCAGTAATGCCATGATAATCTCTACCTTTATCTCCAGTAGTAGTATCTTTAAAGTTAATAAAGGTTTCCATTGATAGATTCCTATTACCTCCTCTAACTGCCTACAATATAATAGAATGTTCATTATAAACTACAGATTCTAATTCCTAGAATACAGTAGGATCTGATACTATTTCATTAAGTCTATCTTTAGCAAAATTATTCTGCGATACCATATAATAAGAATTACCATCAGGACCATAGCTACTCAAACTATTATCTGTAGCATGTGTAAACGCATAATAATTAGCTAACTCTTTAACGTAGCCTATGTTATTCCATACCTACGTAGGATCAACAGTTATGTCATTTACCTTAATTTCTTTAATAGTGCCATCATTATTTATAGCATTTTTAATTGCTTCGAGTACACTTACTATTTTTGGAATACCACCGAAATTAACAGTTGAACTAGAGAACTCACTAATAAGGGTAAATGCATCTGATTTAGGATTGCCGTATCTACCAGATAATAACATCTTGTCTATAGTAGGTACATCAATACCGATACCTATTACATTAAACATGTTAACTAAATACTTTTTAAGCATTTTCTAGTTAGATGTTTCATGTAAATCAATACTTCTATCTGCTATCTTAAGTATACCTTTATTGTTTCTAAAGGCAGTTATAACACTATTAAAATTCTTAATTACAGTATCAAGAGCTTTTTTAGATCCTTCTTCGGCTATTATTACGCCTTCTTTATCGTATTTAAATAATCCAGCATTAGTAAATAATGCTTGAGACCATACTTTAGGATAAGTAGCTGCCTTAACATCGACAGTGTTGTCTACGAGTTCGTGCTTAATAAAACCAGTCTCTGGATCTTTACTTATCTTAGCAGTTACATAATTGTTTATATCACAGGTAACTACTGTCTCTATTTTGGTAAGCATAGCTTCAGCATCAGCAGCCTTAACTAAATCTTCCTTCTGGTTAGAATCTTTAATGAGTCTATTTAATTTAAATAATAGAGCAGAATGAAAAGCACTACCATTTTGAGCATAAGTAGCTACTTTATCAACTATATTAGCTATAGTACGACACCCAGATAAATCTTTAAGTATATTGTCCCATGCAGTTTTAGCATCAACAAAATTAGCAAAATGAGTAATAGGATCTATCTTCATAGACATAGAGCCATCTGGGCTAATCTCATATAGAGGTATAGTTTGGAAGAAGAACTTAACCTCTGCAGGAGCATTATCCTTAATGGATATATTCATACCTTCTACTGTATGCTATCCTATATTAACTCTTTCCGCTCCCTCTTCTATATCACTTATAGTTTCATCCTCATTACGATCTATAGCTCTAACACCTAGTTGTTTTAATCTGGTAGCTATAGTTGGCACAAACACAGTCTCATATTTATCAAGAATTTCATCCATTACAGGAGAAGGATAAGTTCTAGCTTGCGCTTCTATAATAAGCTTAAGCCTTTCAAATTGTTGATTATCCTCAGCCAATGCTGAATATTCAATATTAGGCACTGTAGTTTGTCCATTTACTCTAAAGAATGCATATGTGAGAGACTTGACTATATTATCAAATTGATTGTATTGAGTAATTGTTTTTAACTCATAACCAGCTACTTCTAGATTAGGACCAGATGTACCATATATTTGTCTAAATCTATTTACATTCTCTTCGTTAGGCTTAATTCCATAGAACTTTCCCCTATTAATATCAGAATATATCTTAGCTAATGCATATTGACCAGTTCTAGCCCACAGCTTAATAAAATCTAAAATCCTTCTAAACCAATTCTTAGTATCAAAAGCATAGCTCCCAGCTTCATTTAACATAAAGTCTCTAAATTGATCTGCTAAAGCCTCTTCTATTTGAGAATCCGTCATTTGAGGATTCTTTTTTCTCATTCTATTATAGATTCTTTCTCTTCTTTTATTATCTATCAAGAGTAAAGAAACTCTATGCCATGCTTCATGATACTCTGTACCTACAGGAGCAAAATTACTAATTAATACAGAATCTTCTATTACTCTACCTACTACAGCTGTACCAGCTTCTGTAACATCTATTATAGTAGGAATAATTTGAGGAGATGTTCCAAAAGTAGAACTTAACCATTCTTTGGCTTGTTCTGGATCTATTCTTTCATTTACCCATAGAGTATTGTCTTCCTATACTTCTACCTCCATATTAGGGCCTCGTTTCTTCCCATCTAATATAGCAAATATATCTGCCATATTCACAGAAGTCTACTTACCACTTTCATCCGGTAGAGTAAATACTTTAGTTTTAATAGGATCTTCGTATTCTTTCTCTACCTTTTGTTGAGCTTGCTACTGTATCTTTTCAGCAGTTTTATCTGCTAACATTACATCATCAACATATATATTAGAATCCCATAACTCATCAGCTATGTCAGTAAGTAATATACCTTGTTTGATATACCATCCTAAAGTACTCATACCGTTAGGATGTTTACTGTCGATAGTTTTGCGACCATTACTTCCTGGAATTATACCAAATTCACTCTAATCTAACTCTATTAAACCAGGGATAATAGTAAGCTTATCTATGTTGCTATTCTTTAAGAACGCAGCAACTGACTTAAATCTAGGATCTGTTACTTGTGATTGTAAATCTCCTCCTAAGTAATAAGTATTAAGTGCTTGTTCATCTATATTCCAATGGAAATTAGACATTATATAATTTTTAGCTTGTTGTCTAATATCCGGTTGACTAACTAAGTCACTTATACTATAGCTAGTATTACCTATTACTAAGTTGCCATTATCATTTACAAAAAATTGTTTTCTTTGTTTGGCTTGAATCTGTTGTGGAGTAAACCTAGTATCATTAGGATTCACAGCTGTATGAGGACCAAAGTTTACTATAAAATCTAATATATCAATAGGTCTAATATTAGTCTTAACTCCTTTAGCATCAGTATAGAATTGTTCATTACTAGTGACTAAATTCAATATTAGATCTGCTATTTGAGGTTTGTCCGCAAATGTCTAATAGTTTAATTTAACTAATTTAGTATCGTATTCGCCATCTAATCTAGGAACTTTTAATACCCACATGGGTTGACCAAGACTACCACCTTTTACAGATAATATAGTATTTCTTAATCTTATTACTTCATTGTTTATAGGACCAGTAGTTATACCTATCTACGTATTATCTGGAGTTATTTCAAATGGATCTTTTATAGTTAACCATGCGGAATCTAGTAAGCTTCTATTCTTAGGGCTATTATCTGGATTTTTTTCATTTCTAAATCTTCCAGTAGTAGCTCTAAGAGCTGTAGGAACTACCTCAAGGTTTGGATTCTTTTTAGTTTGTTCATACAGTTCTATAATCTTATTTCTCAATCTGACCAGATTATCTACAATCTTAGTCTATTTTTCAAACGGTAGCCTATTAAACGGGCTATATCTACCTCTAAGATCACCTTCAACGGTTTTAATAGCTCCGGCGTATTTTTTACCTTTGTAATCAAATATAGCATAAATAGCAGGTTCTACTTTTCCGTCTTTATTAGTATAATCGTGCACTTCAAAGTGAACCCCGTTGTTCATTACTTCAGGTATAAAGTCAGGTTTACTACTTACTAACGATAAATCATCATCATTAAGGTAGTCTTCCATTCCTTGATATCTCTTAGATATTCTAATGTAATTACCATTAGCATCTCTAGAACCTTCACTTAATCTGTAATTAATTTCATGAGAATATGGGTCTTCATCTTTATCATATGTTAATTCCTATGTATTTACAGTAGTGGGCTATTCTACTGGTATCTATTCCTGCTGAGGCTGCTGTGACTGTTGCAAACTACTAGCTGCTTCTGCTCCTAGCCAATCACCCATTATACTAGCTAATGTTGGTAATTCTGCTTGAGTTGGCTGTTCTTGTGTAGGAGTAGTAGGTACTTCTGGAATAGCATCTGCACTCTTAGTAGGAGTATCGTCATTCTGCTTTACTACTTTCTATCTTTCTTCTGATTTTATTTCCTCTAACTTTTCTGCAGCCTATTGCTCCTCCTATCTAGCTTGCTTCATTTCTTCAAGTCTAGCAGGAGCCTAATCTTTTATACGTTGCGCTATTTTACTGTGACTCTAAATAATAAACTTTGACAATTCAACTTGAGAGTTAAGAGTATCTGCTAGTCTATTAGCTTTACTAGAATTACCATTAGTATACAGCTCTTCTTCTAACTACATTCTAGTATCTCTCATATCTTCCCATAGATTCTTTAATCCATCTTCAGAATTCTCCATAAACTTAGATGCACTATACTCCTGATAATTCTACCTATTTGGATATAGGTAAGAATAAATATCTTTCATAGCTTGACCTGCATCAGCATACGATTTACCAGCTTTGTATTTAGCACTAGGTACAAGAACAACATCTCCTTTAGAGTTCCTTTCTTGTTCAAAGTATTTATTACGTATTGCACTAGCGTTCTATCTTGCCTATGTTATATCTTCTGGTTCAGTTGCTACATCTTCAGCAGTATCCTACGCTTTACTTTCTGCAGCAATGGTAGGTTCAGGATTGGTAACTTCAGGTGTTGTTGTAACCTCTACAGGTTCTGGAGTTATTTCTTCACTATCTATTACTTCATCCTCTTGCTTCTTTCCAGAGTATAAATCATCCAACTCCTATACAAAAGTATCTTCCTGATCTTCCACATCTAGCCACTTATTGATTTTTGCTATAGCTCCTTTAGGACTATTCATAGCATCTCTCTCAGCCTTAGCTCTTTCAAAGTCAAGATTTGCTATAATTTCTTTTTCTTGCAAGTCTTTAAGTGTCTAATGAATATTAGGAACACTCAACTGCTACTCCGTAATACCTAAATCTTCTGCTTCTTTACGCAGCTATTGATAAACAGCGTCTATCTGCTGTTTATCTTTATTTAACAAATGTTTAAATTTGATAACATCAGACTTAGAAGTACGTATGCCCGTATTTTTCTCTAATTCAGACAGCTTGTTACCATTACTGGTATAATCAGTTATGAGTTGATCATATAACTCAATCTGTGATTTTAATCTGATTAAATTACGAATAGCTACTTCTTGATCAGGGGTTACATCAGGCTTAATAGAAGATATATACTGGGATATTTCAGGACTATACATTAACTAGTCTACCTCTGATGTTATATTAGCTCTATTATTAGCAGCTTCAGTAAGTAACGCTTCGTGGTGTTCTTTTAATGCTACAAATACATCATACTCTTCTGTTCTAGGATCTATTCCTGCTTTCATTGCTTGACTCATAGTGACAGGAGAAGTATACATATTTCTAATGAGTTCTGCCCTCTTTCTCTCGTTCTATATATCCTGTATATCTAATCCTTCTGTTCTAGATACTATATTTTCAGCTTCATCAAAAGAACTCATAAGGTTATCATATTTACCAGTTCTAATGAAACTACTATACATGGCATTCTTTCTAACTCTATCTTTAGCATCCATCTATTCTGCATACAAAGCAGATACAAATTGGTCAGTAGGTAATTGATTATTTATTTGTATTGCTGCAGATGGAGCACCGTATACAGTAGTCATTAAACCTCCCAACAATGCACCGCCTTTAAAGTTTTCCATGAATTCCTAATCATTTGAATACACAGGATCCCACGGAGTAATAGCTGCAAATACAGCACGAGCTCCAGTACCAATGTTACGTATAAAACTCTTTACTAGATTTGGATCAGCATCAAAATTATTGTCTATATATCTCTATCCTTTAATGTACTGAATACCTTCTTCAGCTCCTTCTAGTATACCAGATACTAATATACGACCACCTAAATCAGTAATAGCTCTACGTTTAGTTCTTATAGGTAATCTACCAACATTATCTAAACCGAATGAAGTTATATCATCTATTCGATTAGATAATTGTTCTTGTAAACCTTTTCTTAATTTTGCACCTTTTTCAGCTAAAGTTTTTAAACCTTTTACTTTTTTAGCCACAGAACCTATAGGCACTACTTCAATTGCTTGTTGAGCTACGTCACTAATTGATAAAGCCATATTATCTATATATAAAGATCTTAAACCTTCTCTATTATCTAACATAGCTTTATTAAACTTTCTATTGTTTATCTTGATATCTCCAGAAAGTATACGATCATATACATATTCATCATCATTAATTTGATCTGCGCTATAACCCTATTGAGCCATCTTAATCTTAGCATCAGCTAATACACTTTCGTCTACACCTAATTTCTTAGCTGAATTCTTTACTGACTGCTTGTAGTTCTAGAATACTTCAGCTTTAGACTCTTGATCTCTACTATATAAATTAGATCCTATAGATATTAACGCAGCAGCTCCTGCCACTAATGGATTACCAGCGCTGGCAGCATAATAAGCAGATATAGTACCTAACAAAGAAGAACCGACAGAAGCAGCACTAGATCCTGCTAAACCCGGTAATTTGAATAACCAAGTGTCTATGTCAGAATAATCCATACCAGGCTTTTCTTTGTTCTTTCTATAATATTCTGAGGTTAACTTTTCATCAAATCTCTTAACTTTATCAGATTGTATTTCGGCATCTCTGAGAGAAATTATCCTCTTATTATAGATATTATCATCTTTCATACTACCGTCAGGTCGAGTAATGGGATTGATTTCTTTATCTATTTCTATTAACGCGTTATCTAGATTGCCTTGTTTAAGACTACCTGTAATATAACTATTAAGATAATTGTTATTGAATTTACCAGATATAGCTGTATCGTATGCAGATTTATTATTAACTTGCATCAATGATGCTTCCTACAGCTATTGTTTTAATTGTTCATTAGTAGGATCCTAGCTTAACTATCTAGACAATTCTATTACTGCTCTACTAGAGTTTATATAATCTTTTAGGCTGATTAAGGTATTATAATCCTAATCAGCCATCACATACTCTCCTAACTTAGCGTCTCTTTCAGTTTGCGCTTTTGTTAAATTCCAATCATAGAACGCATTAGAAGCCCAATCTGTAAAACCATAATTATCAGGTGCTTCTTCGTAATTAGCATCTGGATTAGCCATACGATGTATATACTCCTCAGTATTAATCTGAGGAGCTATCATAGCATCATACATTGCTGTTCTTTGTCTAATACCATCTATTAACGATGTATCGTATACTTTCTTTTTCTTTGCCATATTTATCTGCCTAATAATTGTTGTGCTGATGTCTGGTATTCATCTTTAGCCTGAGAAGACCCCCCAATACCGCTAGAAGATCCGCCTTGCCATCTTTGATTTACTCTTTGCCAATATTCTGAGGATGTATATGAATTTGGTAATGTTCTATAAGCATCTACTTCATAGTATTCAACCCCATCTTTGCCTACTACTTCAGTTACTTTAGAAGCACCAAATTGTTGTTTAAGAGCTCCTTTAGTAGTCTGTCTACCAAATGGCATAGAATAACTAGAGGCCATTTCATTAAACCATATGGGATTATTTATCCACATGCCTGTTCCTAATGATTCTTCAATTCTTTCCTTGGGTATTCTAAGTTTGCCAGATAAAGCCATACTTCCAGGTCCAGTCTTTACTACTTTATTATTTGGTATAAATTGAACTCCACTTAACTGACCACTTTCTACTAATTCTCTAAATGGAAAACTAGTGTCTCTTCCTATACCGGCATCTCTACGAGCTCTTCTACCAGGTCCTTCATTGCCAGCAATCATACTAAATACCGTTTCTGGTAATAAGAATCCTTCTGTAGTGTTAAATTGATATCCCTAATGTTTAATACCGTCACTATCTTGTATTTCTGTAGATAATGCTCCAACACCCGTTAATAAGTCGTCTTTGTCAAGTAGACCAACAGGAGCGCTTACTTTGTTAAGTGCAGAATTTACTCCTTTTAAATAAGATTTAGTATTAAACTCTTTACTATCTTGACTAGTTAATGGAGAGAAACCAGCTACTCTCTAAAATTCATCTCTTACTACATGTTTGCTAGCTAAACCAACCATCTAACTCTATAACTGCTGAGCTCTGTTGCTAGCAGTTACTGCTGTTACATAATCTTCATCATTACCAGTTTGTCTATATCTAGCACTATACTCATTAGCTGCCTATACCATGGATCCGTATTCATTCTGCATTCTATCTATATTACGCAGACCTTTACGCGCATCATCTGCAATTTTACTATTTGGATATTTAGTGATCAAACTAGATATATAATCTCTATAACTATTAAATTTATTACCTATACCAGACATAGTATTTCTAGTAATGCTATCGTTTAAGAAATCTAATCTAGTAGGATTAGGTCTTATTACTTCTTCATTACTGCCCCTGTTACTTTGTTTAGCCATAGCTAACCAATATGGATCTACAGTATCTTGATTCACAATTCTATCTCTCTGTGAGTCAGCTATCATTCCTACGAATCTCTATCTAGCTAATTCAGTATTACCTCCAGAAGCGTCTAATGCTTCTCTATAATACTGTTGACCCTAAGGCGTACTAATTAAATCATTAAACTTAGCATCTGCAATATCGTACAATGTATCATAAGTAATGCCTACTCTATTGTATTTGACTCCATCTTTCCATACAGACCCTATTGAACTAGGTTTAAGATTACTAAAGTAAGGATTAGCTAGTTCATCGGCAGTCATATAACGTAATGGAGTAATTTGATCAAATACTCTTTTACTACCTAAAGTATCATAATTAGGTATATTTGCAGAATCCCAGCTTCGTTTATATCTACCCTCTGCTTCCATTTTAGCTCTCATTTCAAGTCCAGCTCTAAGATTATCAGCACTTTCTTTAAGCAAACTCAATGATCCATAATCTGTATTACTAATAATCGACTGTAAATTAGCACGAAAACCTGCATCTTTTAAGGCATCTGGATTAGAAACTATTTGATTAATAGCATCTTGTACATCTTGACGATTAATAGTTAAATTGTAGTAATTCTATGTGTCTATTGCAGATGGTGATCTAAATTCTCCAAACTTTTGTAACTAAGTATTAAACTATTGTGCAGCCTCATCTACAGCTTGCTTCTACGCTGCCCCTATTCTATATAATTCACCAAAGTTAATAGGTACATATGTATTTAATATAGGAGCTTCCGCTGCTCTATCATATCTATTAGCCTACATTGTTACCTCCTTTTCTTAACCATTTATTAAACTGTCTAATAGTATCTGCTGTATAACCAGATTGCAAAAATGGAGCATACATAGCTAACATTGCATTATCTCTAGCTTCCTGATTACGCATTAACTCTCTATTCTGAGCCCATTGACTTAACTGACTTAAACCAGCTCTACGTATATTTCTAGCAGTAGCTCTATTCTGAGCATTAGCTTCATTAGCCATATTCGTAGCATTAACCCATTGCTGTCCTAAACTATTCATAGTATTAGCATAATCACCTAAGTACTGATTGTTAACATTACTTTCTTGAGATCTTAAACTAGCTATAGCTCTGTCAGTATTAACAGCTGACTGTAATCTATAAGCTAAATTAGCTCCAGTACTAGTATTAATCTGACCAGCATTATAATTACTAGTAGCTCTATTACGGTTTAAATCTTCAATAGCAGGACTAATATCATACCTACGTCTACGCATCGTATTACTAATACTAGTAGCATAAGGATTATATACTGCATCAACTGTTTCAGGTCTACCAGTAAATAAATTAGACATAATAGGAGTTAAAGAAGCTATACCTGACAATGCGCTTCCCACTTTATCAAATAATTTATTACGTCTATCTGCTCTAGTTTCTCTATAACTAATATCATTAGGTGTAGCACTAGGAGACTCTACAGTATCATAGTCTGTATCATACACAGATTCTACTGTTGGAGCGTCATACCAAGTAAACGGTAATTCTGGTTTGCCTTCATCAATTAATCCTGTACTTGTAGAAGGAGTGGTTCTATGTCTTTTAACTGAAGTACTACTAACACTTGTAGGAGTTGTAGTTGATGCAGTTTGAGTATTACTAGGATTAACAGGTACATGATACCATTGATTATTGCCAGTTCCCCACTGTACACTAGCTCCCCATTTACGATTAGGATTATAGATAGCATCTACTATTCTATCTCCTAAACCAGGTTTAATTTCATCGCCTAAAGCAGCAGCTTGTATCTACTTAGTTTTAGGTTTAATACCTTTACTTTGTTTAACAGATTCCTGCATAGCAAATAACTAATCATGAATCATATTATTATTCATTTCATTTAGTTTTGCTGCATTCTCTGCAAATCTGTCATTATATTTACTTTTTTTCTTTGCCATCATTTTCTCACCAAGTTGTGCAAATGTTTCTTTTCTACCAGGTACTTTAAGTTTATCACTTAGTACTCTACTACCTTCAGGTAAACTAACTAAATTACTATCAGTAGGATTATTATTCTCTGGTACTTTACTTATACTTCCATCGGGAGTCTATATTAATTCACCATCATCTACATACGCTAGAGAAGAGGACGTCCCTCCATTAGCCATAGTATCTGTATTCATTCCTATCATATCATCATACGCTTCACTTTGCAGGTAATTAGTACCTTGTACAGCAGCTCTATTACTATAAGTATTCTTCTTAATTCTAGCTTCTCTCTTACGTAAACCTCTATTAGTAATAGCTCCTATTAATCCTTTACCTTTAGTAGATTTAGTATAATTAACAAAATCTACTTGTTCTGCTTCCTAACCTTTAGCTCCAAACAAACCTGGTAATGCTCCTACCGCTGCTCCCATAGGACCAGCTACTTGAAAACCTAAAGCAGCTCCACTTGCCATATCTCCCAAAGTCTGGGCAACAGCTTCTCCTCCAGAAGTTGCAGTAGACTTCTAAAAAGGAGTCATTAGTGTATTTATTATACCAGGAGCATTTTCAAGCATGTTGCCCCCAATTTCTTTGAATTGAGTTCCAAATGCGTATGCTGGTACTTTTGTTTTCTTTTTACTTTTCATATCAAATTAATGAATTTCTGTATGTTGTTGTAATCTATGGTATTTCAAAAGTATGATCTATATCAGAATCTAACTCATAATCGCATATCATATACTTACCTCTTAACCTAGCAGGTAACGATAACGCATCTTCATTCTTATCTGCTCTAGGTATAGGGAATCTAAATGTATCTTCTCTATAATCGGTTATTATATGTTGTTCAGGAGTAATAACATTACCTTCTTCATCAAGTTCTTCTTCAGTATGCTCTCTAATAGCTTCTTGATGTTTGGTACTGAATTTCATATAATCTATGATATCGTCCTTAATAGACTCTTGATTACCATCTCTAAACTCTCCTTGTAATCTAACATTATCAAATACTTTAGTATAAGGAGCATTCTTATTAATAACTATTTCTAATTTAGCTTTTCTATCTAAAGGAGTTAACCCTATTACTCCAGTATCATGTATAGTATGCAATTCGTTGTCTTTTATTGCTACTACTCTATCAGAAATAGGTAACGACCATTTAGGATTAAATGTATAGAAAGATGTAAATCTACCTAACTACTCATTAAATACTAGTGGTTTATTTAGTACATTAAACCATACCTCATTATACTTCTTATCAAATAAGGACATAGCTTTAGCCCTATCTTCTTTAATGTTTTTATTAAAGTAAGATTGTACCTGCTTTTCTTTAGATAACTAACTTACTTGACCTGTATAAGAACATATTTCGTTCTTATCATAATCGTACCAATAAAGCACATTATCTGAATTAATTATACTCTTGTCATTCTTAATAGACGAACCATTAGTAGTAGTTACGTAGTCGAATCTACTTAATATACCACCAGTACCTAATACTAGTTGATTTACATTATCGTCAGTAATAAGTGATCTTTCATTGACAGAAGCTACTCCTACTCCAGTATCTTGGAAATAGAATAGTCTATCTTTGAATACTTTTAGATTGGTTATGTCTCCCCACTGATTATCTACATCTAAGTAATCAGCTACTTTGAATTTAGACCACTAATCTATTACTTCATTATTAGTCTTAGCCTATGAAGTTAATATTCTATTAGTATACCTTACGTCTTTATCAGCATACATAGAATTAGGTACATACAATTTACCAGTATTCTATGCAGAATAAACAGAATTATATACAAAGTAAGGAAGATCTTGTACGTGTATATCCTACATCTAAGTAGGCTCTAACTGCAACCAAGAGTCTGCAAAATTTGAACTAGTTACTGTTCTATGAATCTGATCTCCGTGGAATAAATTCATATTAATAGAACTTTCAAATGGTATATAAGCTCCTATATAATTCTTCATTCCATCCCATTCTTTAGCATCAGGTAATTGGAATAGCATGGTATTAGGATAATCTAATAAGCTCAGATAAGTATCTCCTCCGAATACATACTTGCTATCGTGTGCTGCTATACTTATGTATACAGAATTCTGTCTAGATGAGAATGTATTACCACCATATATAGAATTACCATCACGTTTAACATTAAATACAGGAATAGCATTAGTAGAATCAAAAGGATGAAGTTCTGGATATTTACTAGTAGGTACGCTATTAAATCCAGAGAATACATTCTATAATTCTGGTACATGGGCTATAATACACGGACCAGCTGGACCTTGTAATGATTGATTATCATTGTGAATAAAGTCAGACATAGAGTAGTTAGTATAAGTTCTATTACCTACATTTATTCTTTTAGCTACTACATCTGGAGCTCCATACATATTATAATCTATATTGGGTGGGTATTTAGCATCTTCAATATATGATGTAGATTGAGATTGCCCAAATGTTGGAACGAAATATTTAGCTATTGATGCTCCACGGTATACCTTATTACCTCTACTATCTTGATAAGGGAATCCCACAGCCAGTACGTTAAGACCCCATCTACTACCATAACCTACATATGGCACAGTATCTTGCTGTAATACTCTACCATCTATCTGAGTAACGTAATCCGCCGCAGCAAATATACTACGACTTACACTATTACCAATAGTATTACCATTTACATAGTTATCTTTAAAATCATCAAACTTACTGTCGTTTACTTTACCACCTACAAATGGAGAGTAGTATGAACCTATACCATCTAAGTACACACTTCCTTCAAACAGTTTAGTTGCATCATCACCCTGTACACATATTTCTGGAGATACTAAACGTATATAATCATTTACTCTCATAGTAAGAGAGAAATTACCAATATCTTCCGCTGTACCTGTTGATATTGCTAATTGTTCACCAATCAAACTACAGAAGAAAGGAGTAGGTCTCATCTCCAAACTACTATCTAATTCAGATCCCTATCCTACATATTTATCCTGCTCTTGAATTCTATACTCATATACGTAACTACCTACTGTTTGCATAACTACAGTCCTATCACGTTCAGTTCTATCACAACGAACTATCTCGTAACTCACTGCACCTACAGGCATCTTCTTTACTTTGAATTCTACGCCCAAAGCATTACCTATAAGAGTATTGTTCTCATATCTAAACGGAGGCATTTGAGAAGCATGAGGCATTCTAATATCCCCTATCCAGAGTACAGGAGAAGCTACCGATTTATCATTGTAGAATATTATACCAAATCTATATATCTCATCTCTTTGGTAACCTCTATAATTAGCAGCTATATAAGGATCAGCATAGTTAGGTATATATGAATTGTTCTACTGTTCTTTAGTAGGTTGTACTATCTCAGGCATCTTGTCTGTACCTCTATTGATATATCTAGTATTGTTTCTAACAGTAGATACATCCATACTACAAGATTGATCTAATCTAAACTTATCTTGTTTATTACTTAAATTTATATCTGTAGTTATGAATGAATATTCTATATTAATACCATAACCACCTAATTCACCTTCCTTATTGTATATATATACATTCTAGGAATTAGATGCATCCTTTGTATACTTTGTGTTATTAAAGGGATTTATACAGTCATGAGTAATAGGAATACGTTTTATAGCTTCATCATCTGTTATAGATAGACGAATATTATTACTATCTAAACTAGATAATAACTATATGCTTCCTTCTGAATTAGCTCTATATGCTCTAGCATCATAGTCATTACCATCTTCATCTTCTGGTATCCAAGTATTCTCTGTTACATTAGCAGCGAATAATCTATTTTGCATTTTAGCAAGAGTCTACGCTATAAACTAATAACCAGTCATAGCATTAAACTCATCTATAGATATATCGCTTAATGTAGAACCATAATCTACATACTGAATATCTGTTTGACCATCTGGAATATCTATTTCATCTACTATACTAATAATAGGAGTAGAGTTGTTCTGTTCATAGAATATACGGATTACTCTCAACTTATTAAAGTCCTAGAGAGATAGTTCAGTAGATAGCATTACTGATTTATTTGATGACTTATTTAAACCAGTACCTTTATATTCAGAACTACCTTGGCTAGTTACACTATTTGTTAAGTGAATTAGCTCGCTCATTGGAGAAGTAACTGTTTCAGTACCATGCACATTGAATAATTGATAACAATATGTTACCATTCCAGCTTTAAGGTTACCTTCAGATAACCAACGGAATTTAAACGGCAATAAACTTACTACTGGAGTTATTTCTAATGAACCAGGATTGATTATGTTACCATTCTCATCTATAAGATTAGAATTATCTATATACTTATTACTCATTATGTTAACAATCTTAATAGGACTGTTTCCATCAGTAAAGTATATCTTTATATTAGTATCTGATTCATAGTTACCTACAATACTTAGTGTAGGATTTTTAGATAAATCTTCACATAATCCTAAAGCTCCTTTACATACTAATTTGATTTGAGGCATATTAGTATCAAACCCCATTAATCTGTATATCTTATTAATATTATCAGATGTTTTAGTTATTACTACTGCAATATCATTTATAGTAGTAGTACCTATTATTGTCTCATCTTTAGGTATAATAGTATCGTATCTTCTAGGATTCTCTATACTTTGTAATACTCCCGTAGTTCCTCCATCATTAGTGATAACACGAACATCCTCAGCATATCTATACTGAGTATCCGGTATCAAATTTACGTCCTAGTCCATATTAAGACCACCCGTAAATGTATTGACTTGTGCAGTATTACTTATCATATCAATCTTAATGCGCTATCTTGGTTATATAATATCTGTTCTTCGCCACTAGTACTGAAGAAAGTATCGTGATCATTCATCTCTGGGTATAGTTTGTGCCAGGTATTCTTTACATTCTCTAAATCATCTACAGTAGGCATCATAGCTTCAGCATATGCTTGCTTACGATAGAAGTTATAAGAGTTACGTATATCATAATAATCTCCCTGACTTATTTGACCTTTTAACTTTTTAGGATACATTAACTTCATAGTAACATACCAGTATATTGCTTCCTTATAAGACTCTAGATCTGGTATCATGGGCATACTATCTTCATCAGTATATATAGCATAATAAGATACCTTAATATATCCTCTAGGTACATTAGTCATTATATAACCAGGTTTAGTCATATACTATAAATCGTAACTATACATAGTACCATCTTTGTGACCTATTCTATTACCTAGATATCTACCGTTTGCTGTAGGCACAGTATTCTAGTTTATTAATGCACTTAATGTTTCTCTGATATTATTATCTTCATTTAACTTGTCTAATGCTTCTCTATCATTAGTAAGATTAAACATATTCTTAACCAATGGAAACATAGCTGCATCCTGTATCAACATACAAGCTTTACTACAGCATTGATTATCGTGAGATACACCAAAACTGGATGTTGCTTTTCTCATAGGTAACCAACCACCATTACAGCAGTATGAGTATGCTACCTAATCTAGTTTATACAAATCACAAGGCAATGATACTTGGTGACATTCTATTGGAAGTATTTCTACTTTATGCTCAAACTACTATATAGCTCCAATCTTGAGTATGGATTCCATAATCCACTCCCGAATATCTGTAATACGTATCTCATCTTCTCTTAGATCGAGATCTGCTATTACTTTAGCTACTACAGAAGCTGAACTAATCATACGATTATTTATCATAATTCTGGGTAATCTTTTGTTTTGTTGAATATTATTTGAGCTAAATTTCTCTTGTTATCTCTTGAAGCTATAAACTAATACTTAGTTTTATTAGTAAGCAAACTGTCTTTCTTTGACCAAAAGAATCTATACTTATAATAATTACTATGGTCATTAAGTAGGTATACAGGCTTACCGGTTTCTTTTGTAGCTTTCCAGTCCCATCTAAGACTTTTGCCTGTAAATTCTTTTGGCTGATGTTTGATGATTTGTAAAGTACCTAATCTACATGGAAACTTAAACTCTTTACAGTTGTACATTACTTCATCTCTAATGTACTAAAAATAGTCATTAATAATATTCTTATATGTCTATAAATCAATATCATATGGTGTATTAGGTTCTATGTACTATTTATAGCTCTCATAGAAATCAGTAGTAGTATAACTCTTTCTCTAATATTTCATATATTAATTATTTATCACTAACTCTGTTCTATGTATCATCATGCGCATCATTGGTATCATCACTAGGCATAGTAATCATAAAACGTAATTCTCTCTCTAATATCATCTATGTAATAGTTGGTATCATTGCAGACGGTATAGGAAACTCACTATCTGGATCAAAACAAGCATTAAGCTCTGTAGGATCTTCAGCTATTACATCTACACTGATATACTCTAGCTGATTAGAATCCCCATCTACATATATCCTATTATTCTTAACCCATGCAATATAGTCTTTACATGTAGCTTTTCTATACTTCTATAATTTAGCTTTAGTACGACTACCTATCTAAATTATATTACCAAACATATCACGTACATTTATTACTCCAGGTCTATAGTTAAAGTCTATTAACTTAGGGAGTTCTTTATCTCCTACATAAGTAAAGTAACCTGGTACAGTTTCTTCACGGTCTAAATGGATAGGTTCTATAGTAGTAAGATATAATTCGTTTATATCTCTACCCTTATCTATATCTTGCTTAATCAACATAGCCCTATAACCTATGATCCACTTTTCAATTTGTATTCTACTTAAATGCTCAGACTCTGCAATATTATTATTACGAGCAATAAGTAGAATGTTATCTACAAGCTAATTGAGTGTCATAATATATTATGTTTTAATAACGTTATAAGCCATATAACGCATTTTAAGACTGTTATAGGCACTTTCTATTATTAGTAATACAATCCTTTAATTTAAGTAATAGCGGTCTTAAAAAGGCTTAAAATAAAAAAGGTTGATCTTATTGACCAACCTTATCCATAGCATTCTTCATATCCTAAGGGAGCATTTCCTTCATAGGTGGTGGAACCATCTAATTAGCTTTCCTTATTATATTCTTCAACTCACTAACTTCTTTCTATAGTTCTAATATTTTATCGTTCTCTCTAGCTGGTTCATTATCTACTCCCAGCTTATCTAATAATACTTGGCACTTAGCCATTTCTTCATCGCATTTAGCTATTGCCTCTTTCCTCTACTTATACGTATCATATTGATTACGTACTATATTTATAATTTCTTGTTTATCAGTAGATATAGTAAGACCTATGGAATTATCTGTTATAACTGACTTATTCTCAGGTATAGTGAACTTTTTAGTTTCTCCATTGCACTATATAGTTATATCTACTACTTTCTTTCTGGGCTGATTAGGCATAGGGAACTACCCTGGCGGTAGTGGCTCATCATATATTGAACTTACTTGAGTAACAGAACCTTCATTATACTCAGTAGTCTTTTTGAATGTACCAACTACTTCTATTATATATACCTTGTCACCTATATTTAATTGATTGAATAACATAATAAGTTAGTTTTATAAGGGCTCAATTAAGAGCCCTTTTGTTTATTATTACGCACTTGGTGCGGTTATATTTGCAGGATAAGCATTCACTAACTAATAGACATTATTACATTTATTATAATATATTAAATATCTAAAGTTTAGTTGTAGGTTACCTGCTTGTACATCTTCTTGTAAAGCGTTGCGAAGCATAGATTGATTATTATTTTCACTGTTACCATCTGATAAACCTACTGGTAATGAAGCGCTAGCTTCAGCATTAGTCATACTTATAATTACTTTATAGTAATCAGAATAAACCATGTTAAGTGCTACGAACCAATCATAACGATTAAATCTGCTACCCAGATTTATTCCGTACTGACTGGCTAATGCGGTAGTTTCTTCTACAGACCAATGCGGTCCACGAGTACCATCCTCATTTTCCATTTTACTTACAGCTTTACGGGCATGTTCCTCATTGAAGTGAGGACCGTGTTCTGCTTCGTAAGCCTTTACACGAAATATTCTATGCATATTATTATTGATTAATATTATTGAATATATTGATTATCATTTTGGTAACTCAATTACACGAGTATCAGTTACCTTGATTATTGGATTACTGTTAACTATCTGATATTTTTTGGTACGTATACGTTTCCAATCAAAGTGCAAGAACCTAATAAAGCCGTTACGGTACTTATTCTTGTATTCTTTCTTCTCTTCTACAAACAGAATCTATTGATTCTTAATATCTAATGTGGCTTTAAGGATTGAATCCTTTCTACTAACTATGATAGTTGTTAATGGATTAATTTTAAGTTCTTCGTCAAAATCTATTAACTTATGTTTTATAATAGTTCTAACTGAATCTTTAATCTCGGTATTGATTACATTTATATTAGTTAGGTTCTTGTCTTTGATTTTAAGCTTTTTCTAAGCATCCTTGGTTTCTTTTAATAAACTATCATTACTAGTATTTAGTTCTTCTATAGTAAGCTATAGTACTCTGTTTAACTATTCTTTCTAGGATGCTAATTGTTCATAAGCTCTAACATTGTTAGTTATTCTGTCAATCTCTTTATTCTTTTTCTGTAGCTAATGGTTCTAAACAAAAACAGTCGCAATAAGTAAACTAACTAAACCTACTGCGACTGCTCTGAAATTCCTTGTAAACCAATTAACTATCAACTTTAGTATTGGAATCATCTGGTAATTCTTTATCTAATGATATATCTAAATATTTCTCTCCTTTTGCTTTTATAACCTTTTTGAGGATTTTCCATATTTTCCATTTAGGATATAAGTCGCTAAATGATTCTAGTAACGACCAAAACTCAACTAAGGCTATCATTCCTGCTACTATTTCTACAGCGTGCAAGTTAATAGAGGTTACTACCAGCTAATCTATTATTGATGCACTAGTTATTGCTACTGCTGCATCTCTAGTCTTCCATATAGTTTTCCATGCTTTATGTGATTCAATCTTAGGATGCCCATATTTTTTAGAGACTTTATAACCATAGATAGCATCAAGTAGTATCAATATACCGACAGCAGTGATAGGAACCCATACAGGTGCGAATATAGAAAGTAGCCCAGTTATAACAGAAGCTACGCATTTATCCGCACTACTGAACATGTTCTTAAATATTGACATAGTATGTTCTCCTAATTGTTGGTAATTCATAGATAGTAGCTGATAATAAAAATCAAATAAGCCCTGACAGATTAAAAGGGGAGTAAAATCTGAGAGGGCTCGAAATTCCGTTTGAGATTATAATTAATATAACGATAAGGTTTATTTAAGGTTTCCGTTTTGAAAATCTTCTTGCATAAACTAATAGCTCTTTATAGCGTAATATCTTCTTTAGTAAGTTAATACCATTACAATGCTTAAGCCAACCTATATGACTACACATTTCTTGTTTGTAATCTTCTACTGTAATGTTTTTCTTTCTACCTAATCTAGCAGCTTTCCTACACATACTACGCTTAATATTCTTCCTTACTAAAGTATAGTCATGCCTTATTACATAACCTACAAAAGATATACCTCTGTCTTCTACTTTAAATATCTAATAGTTATCTTTGAAAGTTAATTTTAAAGTATCTAAATACTATTTCATTTCTTCAAACAGTTCTCGTAAATACTCTTTATCCTTATGTAGTATTACTATATCATCTGCATATCTGAAGTAATATTTAACCTATTTATCTTCTTTAAGCCAGTGGTCAAAGTAAGTAAGATACAGATTAGCAAAGAACTAAGATAAGTAATTACCAATAGGTGCACCTTCTGCTGAATCTATTATCTCATCTAATAGCTATAATAACTTCTAATCCTTTATCTTCTTTCTTATTATGCTCTTTAATATTTCATGGTCTATACTAGGATAGAACTTTCTGATATCTAACTTAAGACAATAAGTAGTATTATCTACATCTTTTAAAGCTTCTCTAACATCCTATAGTGCTTCGTGTATTCCTCTGTGTTTAATACAACTGTAAGTATTTTTAATAAAGATAGATACCCATATAGGTTCCATTACATTCATCACAGCATGGTGTACTATTCTATCTGGATAATAAGGTAATCTAAATATTAATCTTTCTTTAGGTTCTCTGATTATAAATGTATTATATTCAGAAGTTTTATACGTACCGTTAATTAAATTCTGCTATAGTTTTTTAAGTAATTCTTCTTTATTCTAGTCAAACTCTTTGATATCTTTTCTACTAGATTTATTTCTTCTAGCTTTCTTATCTGCTAAATATAAATTGTCTAAGCTAACAATCTTATCGAATAAATTATTATATCTCTTCATAAATAATATTTTCTGAAATACCTTCACGCATCTTCACTTTCGTTACCAATGCGTTCAAGAAGCATGTCATATTTTACCAAGAGGTAAGGTTCAGCCCTTGATTTTTTGTCAGTTTATAATTTTTTTACGTATTTCAGTGTCCTGACATTAGCATTGGAATTGTCTAACTCATTGTTAGAATTCAAATTGAACAAACCTGCATTAGACTCATTGTCTGAGTTACTGCTGATTTACTCACGACTGCAACCTTTTATTGGTTAATTAAAACCAGTTTTCTTCAGATTCTATAGAATCCAATTGTTCATAATCCTCATCATTTAACTCTAATGTAGCTGGAGCAGCTGGCAATGCCGGTTCACCATAGAAGGTAATTCGAGTCCCGACAGTAGCATAGGAATAGGCTAACCCATTGCCAGAATTCAAATAGAACAAACCCGCATAAGACCCAGCGTCCGAGGCACCGCCGATGAGAAGTGTTCTAGGAGTAGCTGTAGCATTCGTCCAGTGATAATCACAATAATAAGTTGTAGCACTTGCTCCATTACCCACTATAGCTGGGAACAAATCCGCCTAATTATTATTAACGAGTTTTTTTACATATTGACCAGTAATTGTACTTTCTTTAAAGTCTTGTAATTCATAACCTGCTGCAATTAATTGCTCTGCAGTAGGATTGGTTCCTCCTTCAAATGTACCAAACTTAGTATAATCTTTGCAGATGTATACACTATTATCAGTACCAGCAACTACTACATCAATTACATTCTTCCATACATGACCAAATGGATTCTCAATACCACGGTATCTAGGAACATTAACTACCTTAGTACCAGTAGACGTACCCTCTGCATTAGTATTAGTATGTGTATATTCGATTATACCAGTACCGTTACCTAATGAATTAGTAGTACCGCAAGGTACAAATGAATAAGTAGTAGCTCCATTTACAGTTACAGTTCCTGAAGTTACTCCATCACCCAAACCACCTTGATGATAACCTTCTGCAGTTAAATTAGCATTAAATGCTTTCTGACTATTCAGAGTAGCATATTCTACTACAAATAACCAAGTGAGATCTCTGTGAGCATCATAAGTGTAGATATTCCAGTTATTGGTACGATTATACTCGGTAGTACTTGTACCTCTAGCCCAAATTTGGAATTGATCTCTAGTAGCACTTACAGTAGGTTTAAAGTTAATATCTGTATTACTAATAGATCTAAGTAAGTTGTTTACGGTTGTACTATTCATAGTAGCTTCATAGGCACTTATATACTTCTTCTCTACCTTGACATAACCCGGAAGATTATATTCACTCATACGAATTTCAACTGTATTATCTGGAGTAGCTACTAATAATCTATAGTGTTCTGGAAGCTCTACAAAAACCTCCGGAGAGATACCTTTACTGTCTTGAACTACAGCAGTATTATCTTCCCACTTAGTCCAGTCATCTGCTTTTAAATACCTCTTAGTATTGTCATCATTATTAATAGTACACCCTCTCATCTTACTCTGGATAGGAAGTGTTCTGTGCATTTCCATATTACCAGTACGTACACCATCAGGACTAGAGCTATTAGCTAAGTCAAACTTAACTCCATACCACAGTTCATTCTCATTTCTACTGAGCTTACCAATCTCTTCATCAAGAGTAACAGCTGCACTTATAGCACTAGGACTATTTGCTAAGTAATTAGTACTTGATAAGTCAGGCATTTCATTAGCTTCAGTTAAACCTACCTTATCATTTACTTTAAGTAAAGTAGTTCTAAGTTCTGTAATATCTTGATTTAAAGCTGTCTCTAAACTGTCAATATTACCTTGAAGTTCTGTATCCTTAGCTTTTAATCCGTTTACAGCTGCTTCTCTAGCAATCTTTTCATCATTAATAGCATCGGGAAGAGTTTCGTTGATAGCTATCTTCTCAGCACCAGTCATTAAACCAGCAACAGTATTAGTAGCAGGGGTAATAGTAATATCAGCTAAAGTAGATTCTATATACTTACCGTCACTTTTTTCTACTCCAGTAAGACTAATAGTAATATTATTAACATCAGTCTAGTCTAATTGGAATGTACTCAGCAAGTTATTAGGCATAGAGTTAACTACATTCTCCATAGCTTTACCCTTACCGCCATCATAAGCAGTACCAGTAATATCACCAATGATAATAGCATTAGAATCGATGTGTACCCATTGTGAACCAGACCATCTAAACTGATAACTTACTTCACCAGGAGTTACATTGACATATATTTTATCTCTTTCACCTACTATAGGAGTTTCATGTTCAGCATCTGCATATAACTGTATATTCTAAAGTACTCCAGTAGGAGATACAGTATAAGTAGCGTATGCATCCATTACATCATCAACATATGAAGGCAATTGACTAGCAGGTACTTTACCATTGCCATCAAGTTCAGCAAGACCATTAGGTTGACCTTTCAATGCTTTGAAGTCCTGTAAGTCTTCATTCACATCATCAATCTTAGTATCCAGTCTATCTACTTGAGCTTTTACAGCAGCATCACCTTTATTAATAGCATCTACTATACTAGTACCTTTAAAGTAGTTATTGCTACTATTATCAGGTAAAGATATAATGTCACTATTCTTATCATAGTTTAAACCAACAGATTGAACAATCTCTTTAATGTGAGTCCATTGGTCTACATTAGCATCTCTATTCAGTGGTATCCATTTCTTAAGATCAGGACTATATGACTTAATAACATTACCAGTACTGTCTGTTGCTAAGTCAATCCAGTAAGAAACCTCTTTAGGATTTGGAGCATACTTAGATGCTATGAAATTAGGATTTTCTTGTTTAACCATATTTGCAAATATTTAATAATTAAATAATCTCCTGTTCTGGAGTACTCCATTCAGGTGAATTAGTAATATCTTCTTCATCTAATAAAGGAAACGGATATTCTACAGTAGTGTTTTCATCAGTTTCAGACAGTAACATTACTGGAGGAAAGTATTCATTGAATATCTCTTCATGAATAAGAGCTTCTGTACCATCTATATTAGTACGTCTAGATTCCCAATCCTTATCAAATTCTTTTAATTCTTCTATAGGTATAGCTAACCACTTCATAAGGTTCTATAAATGAATCTCCTTTCTCTATATCATATAACTATGGAAATACATAGTATGCCTAGGGATTTATAAATATTGGATTATATAATATTGTTTTCATTATGTTATTGGATTTAATGCTACAACTTGACCAGCTTCAGTCTTATCAAAGTAATTAACTACAGCAAATTCCTCATCTGCTGCCTAACCGTCTCTACTGCTTACATAACTCCTAATAAACTGCTGACCTCTCTTTTCACTATTACCCGCTACATATCCATATCTGAATGCAGTACTTATACTATCATTGTATATAGTGCCATTCTCATTCATAGCGATTACTTTAATCTATCCTTCTTCAGCCATAGTATTAGTATTAAGACACCTAACAGAACCTGTTATTATATTCCCATCTATGTTTGTCTAATTATTCCATGTCTTATACTACTTACCGTTGAATGTAACATAACCATTAACCGAAGTACTTAAAGTGCCTTTAAACGTAAAATCTCTTTGTATAGTTAGATTGGGCATACCTTCCACACTATCGTCTACAGGATTAATTTTATAATATCTATTAGTATTTGTTCCATCCACGTGTATGACCGTTTCTCCAACCCATATTTTATTAGGCATACCTTCTTCATACACCCAACCATCTTTATCAGCGAATACAAATGATTGAGTAGGTACTCCCATATCGGCGCCACTCATCTGATATGCTTTTACTATTACTCCTCCTTTGTAGGCAGTACATTCAACAGTTACAATACCATCTCCTTTTGTACCAAACCAGTTTCCCCTAAGTTGTACAATTAACTATTCTGGCATAGTTAAACCAGGATCATTAGTATATACATCTTGTATGGATTTAATGTCTACCATTACACATTCTGCTCCAGATTGAGTATTGTCACCTCCCCAGTATAAAAACGGTTGAGTTCTATTCTCAGAAGAACCCCAATTCCATCCTACGATCTCACTAGGTATACCTGGAGCATTGGTAATGTTAGTACCAGTATCAAAGTCTCTACCGTTAGACGTAGTCCATATAAATCTCAACTATATACTATTGAAATCATAGAAGTAAGCTACATCATCTCTAGTAGGCCATATGTGACTCTAACCATCAAATACATCAGATATATTAGTATTGCCTACGGTTCTCTTTTGTAGGGGAACTGCTCGTCCCCCTGCTATACCTAACTCTAACATTACTCACTCTCCTCATCAATAATATTATACGTCATACCAGCTACTTTAGTAAGCTGATTATATTCAGCTTCAGTACCAGTCCATATAGGTAATGATATCTTACCACTATTAGCACTAGGTAATGCTAGAGTAACACCAGTACCTTTATTCATTGCTTGTTGTACTGGGTCTAACACAGATATCTTATTCTCGCTAATCAATCTATTTACTAACTGAGTAATATACTCCTCATCAAGTAGCTCACCAACATTACCAAGATTGTTTTCAATATTAGTAATCTTATTATTGATACTAGTTATACTCTGTTCAATATCATCTATACTAGACTCCAGATTAGTAATTCTGTTGTTAACAGTAGTTATCTTACTATCCAGGTTATTTATCTTACTAGTAAGTTCAGATATACTTTGATTAACTTCATTTTTGAAATCACCTATTGAAGATTCTATAGTAGTATCTATGTAGTTCTTAAGTCTATCATCACTAACTACTAAATCAACAATCTAGTTAATAGGAGCTTTAAAGTTCTAATCCTTCTCTGCTATTACCATGTATTCGTTTCCTTCTAGTATACGCTTAGGATCCAGCTCCAATATCTTTATGCCTTCACATTTATTCATAACTATTACTCTTTAAAGAACCCACTAGGAGCACTTACTTTATTAAATACAACATTATCAGTAGTAGCTAATGATAACTGAGCTCTAGTAACTACATGAGGATTATCTCTTCTAGCTGCATGAGTATCAATAGCATTCTGTGCATTAGTAATCAATTGTTTAAGCTCATTAATTTGGGATTGCAAATTATTATCCGCATCGGTTCTATTCTAAATCTCTTGATTAATTAACTCGGTAAGATCAGTAACTTTACCATCTACATAAGTCTTAAGTTCATTCTTAGCTTTAGTGATTTCACTATTTATATAGCTTCTTAAATCACTAATCTACTGGTCAATCTTACTATCTAACTCTTGTATATTCTGAGTTAATTCAGTAATCTTCTGTTGAATAGAACTTAAATCACTACCTACTATATTAGTTATATCTTGACGTATATCTTCAATACTAGAATTGATATTAGTAATATCTTGGTTTATATCATCAATGTTATCATTGATGTTTGTAATATCCTACTTGATGCCATTAATTTCATTTCTAATATCATTAATCTGAGTAGTTAACTCTTCTACTTTCTAATTAATATACTACCACAGTTTATTAACTTCCTCTTTCAGTTCATCTTTAAACTCAGCTAATTCATTTCTGATTTCAGTTATAGCTTCATTAATAAACTGTTCTATCTAATCAAGAGCTCTATTAATATAATCAATGATAGCATCTACTTGTTTATCGTTCAGATCAAGCATCTCCCATGTATTAGTATCATTACGATAATATCTAATACAACCACCATAGTAGTTAGAAGTAACGTCAATCCAATAATCTACTTCTAGAGGATTAGGCTACGTATCTGATGCTCTAAATCTAACTATCTCTCTCTGTAACATATATTATGCTTTAAATGTTGTTATTTTATCTTCAGTACCGTCGTCGTAGCAATCTATGTGGCACCACGATACTCCCTCCTCTAAACGTACTTTACATGGTAACAATAAAGGTTTATCCTTTATTATCTCTCTTATTTCTTCTGCAGTCTTATCATCACATGTGAAGTCCACAGCGTTCCCTGTTAGGTGCCCGCTAACATATACATTCTTCTTACTCTTTACTAAAGGACACAGGTTACAACGCATACCCCTTTGATGCATATTACCAATATTAATATGCATTGGCATACGTAGTATATCTGTACGTAGACACAGTAGTACATGCAATAACTGAGTACTTAAGAACATCCATGACTATTCTCCAAATCTACTATATATGTGATTACATACTAATTCCTTTACGTCAAAGTAAGGTTTAAGCTGTTTAATTATTTCTTCTCTCGGCATCATTGTTATTTGCAATTAGAGCCTCACCAACTAGATTGGCTGCTACGTTCATACCAAATTGTTTAGTATCGTTATCTATCTCACTTACCTTTACGTTGATTTGAAGGAGCAGAAGATATATCTGCTCCAACAATTCTCTATCTGTCATATGTGCTAAATACGGATTCACGATATTGTATTACCTCTCTGTGTCACTAATATCTCAGCTTTTATTGGTGTATTTGTAATCTCTCTATAATTATAGCTAGTTGATGGGGCTGAAGTAACAAGTTGTAAAATGTATAATTTTTCACTATGATTTCTACCATCAGACTTAGGAGCATTAACTTTCAATAAATCATACTAGTAACTTCCACCATTCTGTATATATTCATAACCAAACCAAGTTGTAGTCATTGATGCGTTAGCAGTTACCTTTTTTACCTCACTAATAGCTCCGTAATTATAGGTATATGCATCATAGTCCGAATCTACAGTATGTACTTCAAACGTACTCTCCCACTCATACTATTTTGTTGTTGGAGTGGTTACAATTCCAAAGCTAATTTCATCAGGATAAGTATCACTTCCTCTAACATGCAAATAGTACGTTGCAACAAATGCGTCACTACCTACTTGCATAATATCACAGATAATAGATTTGTTACTTTCATTTTGTGTCACAGTCACAAATGTCTATCTATTACTTTTATTATTAAAATTGGATGACAGTGTAAACTTAAATTTACCCTCATTAGCAATGGAACTAGATACTTTAGTTACAGTCGCCCAAGAAGCGTAATCTCCTATACTAAAATCTACGTATTGTCTAGAACTAACGTCTTCTACTCCGTCCACATATTTAGATTTATAGCTAGCAAAAGTAACTGAAGCACCATCATACTCTTTCATAGTTCTAATTGCGATTGATATATTATCTCTAGCTCCATTATTAAATCCGAATTTATATCTCCATTCTACTGTTGCAGAATAAGCAGCTTGACTAACATTAATAGTAAGTGTATTACCAGAACCACTCTGAGTTAATACTACTTCTCCACTTCTTGCAGATCCGCTATTATCAGATGCACTGATAGTCACTTTACTACTAGTAGTAGAAGTAGTTATCCAGCTAGGTTTACTAGATACACTCCAAGATTGACTACTACCATTCTTAGTAGATATTACAGGTATATTGGCAGCTGTTCCATTAGCAGAGAAATTCCACGGGAAGCTTGCACTAGTATCTGAAGTACTACCATCTTCCCAAGTAAACACATAATTATCTGCAGGTGGTACGTAACCACTTTGTGATATTGTGGCATAATCTCTCTTACCAGATTCACTCTGTGTAAAGTAAACATTCGCAGATCTAGAAGATGTAGATGAATTAGAACTTATAGTAAATCTACCATTACTATATGTAGCCCATGAAGGTAATGTACTACTATCTATACTATATCCTAAACTGATTTGATTACCATTTACCAACTTATATGAAGTAAAGCCTATATCTCCTGTACCACCACTAGCTCCAACATTAACTTGCCATGGACTAATTGTAAATACATACTCAATAGTAGGTTCAGCACCAGCTTGAGTAACAGTACAAGTAGCTGATTTACCACTATAAGATGCAGTAATAGTTGCAGTTCTACTAGATGTAGATGTATTCTCTCCTAATGTTAAAGTACTAGGTGAAGCCGTACTACTAAGACTACCTAAGTTAGTAGACAATGTAGGATCGCCTGTTTCTTCAGTAACATCACCACTCTCCCAATATACAGTTCTCTTAGCACTAGCTGTAATAGTAGAAGTACCTCCACTACTAGATACACTAGTAGGATTAGCTGATACAGATATAGTCCATTCACCATATGAACTAACATCATCCCCATCCTGTGATAAACTAATAGTAACTGTCTTATTAGACTCATTCTGAGTTATAGTAACTGTACCTGTTCTATCTGAAGTGATTTCATTAGCAGAAGCACTTACTGTAGTTCCACTTAAAGAGAACCCACTACCAGATATAACTGTAGATTTCAATGACACACTAGTATCACCACTCTATTCTACTCCATCTAATACTTTTCTTTTATAAGAACTAACAGTAAAAGTCTTACTACCACCACCAGCTCCAAATGACATACTCGTAGGAGATACTGTTAAATAGTAATTCCAGGTCTCTACCTTCTTACGTATATCATCTATCTTTACACATTCATTAGCTCCATAAGTAGAAGCATTATCAATAACGATTAATGAATTAATAGCTAAAATCTAGGTCTTAGTAGGACATTCTGTCCCACTCTTACCTAGACTAAGCTTACTTAATATCATAGAATATGTTGCTATTTCATTACTCATGCTGCTTATTCTTTAAAGTTTCTATTTCGGATTTGAGATTCTCAATTTCATCTTTAAGCTTCTTAACTCCTTCAATAGCTAATACACCTAACATCTCATACTCTACCTTCTTAACCTTAACATACTCCTCACCATCTTTAGTGAACGATTCAAACTGTTCAGGATTCTTTACTTCAGATTTAAGATTATCACCTTCAGTTACTATATCCTCGAAACCTAATTCCTCTAAGTCCTATGCTATAGTACCTATCTGCTTCTAATCATTCATTATAAATGATACAGTAGGTATAGAGCATATCTAGTCTAAAGTATAGTCTAATGGTTTGATATCTGTTTTCAAACGAGCGTCAGATTCTTTGAAGAACCCCTTTGTTGCGGATACTTTACCAGAAGACGTAACATTACCTACTGCTATATTATCGTAAGAGTATATAGCCTATTTAGGAGTTATAGTTACTGTTCTAGTAACTCCAGAAGTAGGCATATCTTCATTGGTAATAGTTTCAACCATGTTTCTATAGTCACTGCTATTACTATAATAAGCGTGTACTACAAAAGATTGGAATTGTCGTGTTTGTTTAAACCATAGATAGACCTAACCATTATAGTTAAATACCTTTATATCACCAAATCCAGCTCCGTTATTAACCCCAGAATACTATATTATTGAGTTTCCTGTATTATAATTATAGAACTATATTACTGTATCAAACGGAGGTGTAGTATAATAGGAATTACCGAATATTCTTACAGTAATCATTGCATCAACACTAGATGCATTTCTTAATTTTACCAAACATCCTTTATCATAGTTATATACCATTTTTGGTGAATAACGCTAATCTAACTCGTTAGCATAATTACCTTTATGGAGTAATTTATAATGAGTACCTCCATAATAGAAAGTTGCTCCTTCATCTAAACTATCTACTCTACCTAATGATATACACGGATGAGTTGATAGTTTATCATTATACAGATATGCACCTAATAAGTTAGTATATCCTACTTCTGCAGTTTCTACTTCGTTATTAACAAACTAGATAAAACCCGTAGTATTAGTACCGCGCAAAGTTAAAGGCTAGCCAGATGAAGTTTGATTTATTGATAATACTCCCGTCATAGTATCCCCAGCTTTTTTTACAAAAGCAGATGGACTAATACCACCAACTGTGTCAGCATTGCCAGCATTAGCTGGCTTACCAACGCTTACAGTCTATGCACTACCTCCAGATGGAGTTACTGTGAAATTACCAGCAGAACCATTAGCAAATGTATAAGTAGTATTAGTATTCTATGCAGGTATACCTAATGCAGTTATATCAGCTTTAGTTACAGCAGTAACACTAGCTACATGACTAGTAGAGTCAGTAGAGAACTTATAGAATCCAGATGCTTTACTAGGTGCAGAACCAGCGGGATGTACATAGTTATTATATGTAGCTCCTTTAGTTAGAGTAAGAGTATCGCCACTAATAGACGCAGTAGTAACAGCATTACCAGAACCAGCTACAGTTACTTTACCAACCTTCTTAGCTAATTCTGTATTCATAGTAGACTACAGATTATTAATATTAGTCTGTAACTGAGCATCACCATCCTTTCTAGCTTGTATCTCTACATTCAAATCGTTAGTAATCTCGGATGAACTGCTCTCGATAAGCTCTTCTATCCTATTTACTTCAGTAGTTACTCTATTATCTAGATTAGTAATTCTATTAGGTATATTGACGTCTAAGTTCTATTTATCAGTAGCAGTCATTACACCAGCTGCAGATTGAGTAGCAGCAGGTATAGTCTGTGACTTAGCAATAGGATTAGCGTATGAGTTACTAGCTGCAGATAAATCAGATTGCTTATAATTAATAGTTACACTAGTTGCATTTCTAGACGTTGCATCTATACCAGTAACTAGGTTATTAGGTAGTGAATCAAGCTTATCACCAGGATTCTGTATACTACCAAATTCATTATATAAGTCATCTAATCTGCCTTTATCTATTGCAGACATAGCACCTGCATTAGTAGTTGTAGCTGATGGTATATCTATATTATCGTCCTGTAATGGACCATAATTTAAACCATCTTTAGCTGCATACTTATAGTTAATCTTAACTAATTCACCAGTACTAGTAGTAGGAGTAAGGTATGAAGTAAGTTTAGTAGGCATACTATTTAAAGCATCCCTATTAGCTTTACCTTTATCTCCAGGATACGCTGTACTAGGAGTTTCACCTAATGCCAAACTCTAACTAATCTCTAAGTATTGAGTACCAGTCCATCTATATGTTAAGTTAGTATCCTTAGCTACATATATCTTACCAGTTTCACCAGTTTGAGGGAATTGATCTTTAGTAGAGAACTCTAATACATCGTCTACATAAGATGGTAATTGAGCTGCAGGAACTTTACCAGTTGAGTCTAATTCAGCTAAACCGCCAGGTTGGCCTTTAGTACTAATGAATGCATTTAAACTATTAGTAATAGTAGTGTCGCCTGCTTTTCTATCTTCAATCTCTTTCTGTAAAGCATCCTCTAGTTTATCAGTAACTCCATCAAACTTATTCTCTATACGGTCTATCTCTGCTTCTCTATCAGCAATCTCCTTATCAATCTTATCATCAAGATCGTCTATTCTATTATTTATATTGGAGTCAGCTTCCTTTAGTTCTTCAATCTGCCCAGGAATAGTAGTATTAAGTTCTACATAATCTTCCTTACTCATAAGACCGTCCATAGAAGCAGTAGCATTAGCTATACGTATATCCATATAGATATTGTTACCACTCTTAATAGTATTCCAAGATACACAAGGAGTAGCATTCTATCTGAAAGTGATGCCATTAGTTACTAAGTCATAAGTAGATGTATTAGTACCATCTTTAAACTTAATATTAGTTAATGCTAAATTACCTATATATACATACTAACCATTATCTGTAAGTACTTTAGTACCATCTCCAGTAGTCTTAATAACTGTAGTAGTATATTGTTCCTTACTATAGTTCAATGAACCATCTACAGTAATAGTATCAAATACTACTTGAGATATATTATCTGTACCTTCCTCTTTAATAAAGTCAGGAGATTCAATGTATATAGTACCACCAACTATAGCTACTTCGGTTGCTAAGTCTAATCCATTTCTATTAGAATTAATAGTATAGATAAGCTTACCTTCCTCTATAGCTTGCTTTAATGCGTCATAATCTTCTTGACTTACTTTACCATCAACGATAGTAGGATCAAAGATATACATAGTCATATCTTTAAACTCTATCATTCGGATCTTACCATTTCTTTCACCATCTTGGAATGGAATCATTTCCTATCCTGTGACAGCAGTACGTTCTGAAGCTTGACTAATCTTTAAACCTTTAATTCTTGCTATCATTGTCAATCAAACTATTTTCTTTCTACTATTCTAACAGTACTACACCGTTATCTTCCCATAACCAAGGATCTGCATCCTCTGTCAACAATGCTAATACATAAGGATCATATAATCCTCTAAAGTATCCATTACCACAACCACACTTAATACAATACGGTTTGAGTTTCATAGGTATACCACTATATAATTGTGGTTTAACCTAATGTAAGTATCTCTTTAGTATTTCAGAATCTATAGGAGTAGTAACACTAGATGCGTTACTAAATTCCAATAAATCTGTCAATTCATTGTATACTATGGTTGCTACAACATCTCTATTATTCCTAAGTATATTAGTTTTAAGTATGGAGTTTGTTTTACTATTTATATATTCTTTTGCTTTATCCATAGTAATTATGCGTTTGCGTATGTTTTAGTAGTAAGACTATTTTTTGCAAATATCAAACCTTCTGTTGGGTTTAATCTAGCAGAATAAGTATCACTTCCCAATACTTTTTGTATATATATACTGCCATCTCCAGATATAGATATCTATGAACCATTACTACATCTAACATATATGTTTCCTTCGTTAGGAGACTAATCCTAAGTTCCGTATATATCTATTAGATAAAAGTCTGAATCTGTAGATTGAGGCACTCTCAGTCCACTAAAACTATCACCTGCTAATATTACTTTACCGTTAGTACTATCTCCTACATTAAGTTCATTAATTTCTCCAGAGGAATTCCAAGTGATATTACCTTTTGCCAACTATCCACTACCATCAGAATTTAAACCAAACCACTCAGTAAATGGAGACTAAGCCTAACCCATACGCATACCTGTTGAATCTAGTTTAAACTAATAATCACTTGTAAGCTATGATATGTTATTTTTCTTTATATAGGTACCAGAAGTAGATAATGCACCACTGCTTGAATTATTAATCATACTTAATCCGCTACCGTCTAGCGTAAGCTTAGTATCAGATGTAGTTAACTACAACTAACTATTCTCAGAATCAGCAGCTAAGTGTATACCTCCAGCTCCAAAATAAGCTTCACCATTCTCAAAGTCTAACAAGAAATTAGGTCTGAATGAATTAGAAGTATTCATAGGATCTGAAGTATTAATCAAATGATACTCAGAACTATCACCGCCACTAGCATTCTTACCTCTTTGTGAGAACATTAAGTTGTTATTGAATACAGCTCCTCCTACTAATGAGTTAGGTGCAATAAGTAAGTCAGTATAGATGGCTTCAAAGTTTTTTAATGGTTCCCATGCTCCAGAGGTATCTGTTCCTGGCGATTCGTTATTCTGCTACGTACCAATCCATGTCATTACGGCTTTTAAAAAGAAATAGTGATTGCCTTCAGTATCTCCTCCAGTATCATATACATATGGGGCAGTTTCTCCATCATTAATATAAGGAGTGCTAGTACTGTATATACCCATAGGATATGCTATAGGTTGTGAACCTACTGGATCTGGAGTAATTATACCACCCATAGGATTAGGTTTAGACCATGCAGTCTCCATATTATCGTTAATAACTCTACACTGAATAAACCATATATAATTATACTCATCTCCACTAGTAAGCTCAGGAACATCCATAGACCAACCTGTAGGTTCTCTCTTCCATTTCATAGTGTCATTCCAAGCCTCACCAGTATAAGTAGTTTCAGTACCTTTACAGTATCTGACTTCGTAACCTACTCCAGGAACACCTGAACCACCATTATCACCAGTCATACCAGTCATATAGTATGGATCGCACCAGTCTTCTATCATAGTATTATCACTACCATTGATATAAGCAAAAGTAGCCCATAAGACTTTGCCATCACTTAAAGCAGGAGCTGAAGAACTCCAACCTGCAGGATAACGTTCAGCAGCATTTAACTAAGGAGCAGTTTCCCAACTATTGTTTCTAGCAAATCTGTATTCATAGTAGTTACCATCCATGCCTTGAACCTTACCTACATTTACCCATTCACTACCGTTCCATACCCACAAGAAACCATCGATAACCCAACCATCTCCTATCTCATTGCCACTATCTGGAAGATCATCTGTAGAATCTAAAGTACCTTTAATAACAACCCCTTGACCTGTTACTTTTACTACAGCCCCCCATTCTATTACAGAACCTGTTTCACCTTGAACTAATGCTACAGATTTCCACCATATACCCGTAGACATATCAGGAGTAAGTACCCAACCATCACCAGGATTATATGGGTCATTACTAGTAGGCTTCTCAGGTTGAGTCTAGCTCTATTTAAATGCTTCTACTTGATAATTGAAGTTATTACCATCAAGACCAGGTACACCTGTAATTAAATAAGGACCTTGCCAACCTCTTTCATCCTCAGGTAAATTTTCATCTATTACTAACTAGTTGTCAAAAGTAACAAGAGCTTGAATACCCCATATAGCTTCTTTACCAGTAGCAGTAGGCATACCTACACCCCAGATACTACCAGGATTAATATTCAATCTATCTGGATCTCTAGGTTTAACATCACTACCAGATGTCTTAGTATACATTACTCTAAGATGATTACCATCTTGACCATTATCTCCGAATTTAGCCCATAATGCTGGAGAACTAAAGTTACCCCATTTGTGAGTATCACCTTTATACTTTCTTTTACTAACCCATTCATATTTAAACTCTTCACTTACTCCCTTAGGATCATCTGTCCAAGGTTGTTCACCAGGAGCTGATTGAGGTATATATTCATCCTGATCTGGATTATTATCTGTAATCTCTGCAGGAGAAGCAGGTAATTTAGTACGCTGATATATATACTCTACGCCATCTCCATCTTTACCATTCACTCCCCATTTGGACCAAATAGTAGGGTCACTCCATTCACTCCAACTGCCATCAGTTTGCAAGTTATGTGAACAAACCCATTCACATTGATACTATTCACTAATACCTGTAGGATGATCAGTCCAACCTTGTCTAATGGCTTCGGTTTGGCTATTACCTGTAGGTTTAGTAGGAGTAACTAAACTAGTTACAGTGAGTTTATATACAAACTCAATATTACTACCGTCTGCACCATCATGACCATCTGCACCTGTAAGTCTTACAGGTGTACTCCAAGGTACTACTATTGTGCCTTTACTAGAGAAAGTAGCAGTAGACATCCATACATAGCCATTAGGATTACTATCACTACCAGACCAACCTTCAGGATATGTAATAGTATTAGTATCGTAATCCCAGCTACCTCCTACAGGAGTATCGGGTCTTTGTATAGTTTTAGTAGATTTGTATGCTATTACTACTCTAGTAGTATCTCCGTCTATACCTGGTACACCATCAATACCATCCTTACCGTCTTTACCGTCTTTACCATCTTTACCGTCCTTACCTGCATCTCCTGTTCTACCTGCTGGTATACCAAATGAGAATAAGAACTTATCTTTATCTAAAGATACAGACGCAGTAGGTGTACTTGATTCATATACATCCTTAATTGCAGCTTTAAACTTAGAACTACCTATAACTATATCAGCTACAGATTCAAGCGGTAATTTATAGTTATTGTCTTTTTCTGCAGTAACAATGTATTCACCACCTGTAGCTTCAAGCTTCTCTTCTAAGTCTAATATCTTTACACCATCGCATTTTTGTGTCATATCTCTTTATTTTATAATTTACAATAACCATTACTGCAATTTCCTGTACTGCAAGTATTATTAGAACAAGAGTAACAAATACCACTAAATAAAGTAGCAGAGTTACGCTCTTTCTCTAAGTGAAGACATTTATCGTTTTCTGTATTGAAACAATCACCTTTCTGAGTAAGAATAGCATTGTTACAGCAAGTACTAGCTGCACATTTTGGTTTAATAGATATCTCAAGTAATCTACAGATATCTACATATAATTGTAAAGCATCACGATAGTAATCGGATGCTAAAGCATACTCAAGCAGCTATCTCTTAAAGACTACTAACATTATGTTCTGCATAGTCTGATCATCTAAACAAGTTGAGCAGTGAGTATGTAATTTCCTAATCTCTGCCATATATACAATTGAAGGATTGTAGTATATGCCATGAAAATGAATTTCTTCCTATTCCGTAAAACATCTCAAAGTAACATACTTCATATTCCAATCTAATTCTAGAATATCGTCATTAGTTACAGTTACATTATTATCGGAATCTACTGTAATATTCTCAGAAAAGCTAATGTTATGTATAGGACTGTCTTCAAGTATGTTCTTTAAATTCCATACTTCATCTATATAAACTTCCTTACTATAGCTGCTAAGGTCTACTTCAGTCTCTATCTTGAAGGTCAGTTTATCACCATCTATTTGTATATTTGTTAATTTGTCCATATATCAACAATAAAAAAAGTGGAGAGTGGAATATTCCACAACTCCACTTCTGTAGTTTGTAAAAGGAATCTTATCCCAAATTCAATCTCTCTAACGTGGATTAGGCAATTGTCTTACCAGCAATAAATGACTGAATACCTTTATCTACAATAGAATCAACTAAACTAGGACAATAAACTTCCGTAGTCAACGGAGTAGTCTTGATGTACTGATTATCATTGCTCAAGTACAGGTTATCGTTTTCGATGATGGCATAATCATATTCTGCATCTTCTACTACTTTACGAGCCTGTTCAACAATAGGATATGCACCAGTAAATACGTGACCTTTATAACCCATGTTACGCACTTCTGCGTCACGTACTTGCTTCCAATAACCCTTACCCGGATTACCAGCAGTCTTAACAATCGTAGCACCTACAACTGCCTTAGGCTGATTAGCAAGCAATGCACCAGGAATAGTCTCATACAGAGAAGCTTCCATAGATACAACGCTATATTCATTTAAAGAATAAACGCCTTCATTATCATCTTTCGGCATAGCAGTCAAAGTCAGAACTGCAGCAGAAGCAGTAGCCTGTACTCTACGATTCTTGTGAGCGTTAATCTTCTTCAAGAAAGCGTCTACTAAATCTTTAGCTGTAGTAGTTTCAGCATATACTTCATAAGTATGAGTAAACTGGAAGTTGTTTACTTCAAAATCCTTATAAACAATACGCAAAACGTAACGATTACCAGCAATAATAGTAGCGTTAGTTAAAGTGATTACAATCTTTTCTTCAACAGGAGCTACATATTCGCCAATTACTGCAGACGGTTTAGAAGCTTTCTGAATTTCAGTAGAGAAATCAATATTAGCTTTCTGTGCTACTGTACCATCAGGCATAGTAACGTTCATCTTTTCACCTGCTACACCTACATACAGAGAGTTAGCATTTACTGCATCAGCAGCAGTTTTAATAAGAGCCTTATTCTCATCGAACAAAGCAACATCACCAACAGCTAATGCATCTACTGTAGTGTAAGAAGCAGGAGCTTGTTTTCCGATTAATACGGAGTGTACTGATTGTAACATATTAAAATATTAAAATTAAATTAGACATTAGCGCTTAGTCTATTCGCTTACCTTCTACTTTACTCTAGGTATTTCCACGTTAGTAAGCGCCTTTAATTATTCATCCTAAGATTTCTTAGAACTAGTATTAGGTATAGTTTGCACTATCATTTGAACTGCTAGATCAACTATATCCTAATGTGTATTTTCTGGTAAATCTGTATACTCTTTAGTTAAATCCTAGAGAGTACCTAAATCCTTGGCTTTTCTTAAGTAGGTAAGTTCATAAGAACTTATATCATATTTACCATCAGTATATAATACAATTTTATTGTCAGTATATACTCTAATAGGTTTTGCTTGATTATAACGCAATCTGTGATCTGATAGACTATTACTTAGTCTAGAGCTTACTGTCTCTATTGTGGCCTCTATTACATCAGACTCACGAGTAATTAAGTTATTGCATTTATTATCCTTTATACTTATATATACATTTTCACCAAGTGCAAACATATAATCTTCAGGATAATCAGCTTCCCATTTATTACCTAATTTACTAAAGCTATAAGTAGTATAGCTCTTAGTATTTACTAAAGTACGTATGTTATCAGTAATCTCTTGATTTCTCTAGAATACTCTAAAGTTCTGTTTAACATATTCGTCTTTAGCTTTGTTTATGAAATGAAACAAAGTATCTGAAGGAAACTTAATAGTATCATTATAGTTTGTTATAATGTTATTCAGTTGCCTTTCTACATTTATTTGAAAATCTCTTTCGCGCATAATTATTCAGATACTTGGTTTAACTAAAATTTAGAAGATTGTCTTTGAGATTCTATATTCTCTAAAGCAATTACTACAGCTCTATTAATAATCTCATACATGACATCTTCAGGAAAATCTAATTCTTGTTCAGGTTTAGTGTAGTCAAACTTAGTTGGTTTCTTAACATAAGTAATATCTACTCTATAGAACTCTGTATTATCTTCTACTCTTGGAGCATACATAGGATCCTGCATTAAAACAGGATCTACGTATACTAAGAGTTTATCATTTTCTAAAGTAGCTACTGGATTCTCTACCCAAGGTATATTATTATAAGTCTACTTAAAAGGCTTTACTAATTCATGACTAGTAAGTACGCAGTTAGTCTAGAATTGTCCATACTTAAGTAATACACTAAGTATAGTCATTCTATTATCTTCATCATGAACATCTTCTAATGCATACTCATTGTAGCCTGTATGTACAGCATGAAGATTAACATCTGTAGCTATTAACTTTTCTATCTCAGATAAGTTAGATACAGAACCTTCTAAACCTACTCTTAAAGCATTATTACCAGTAATCTTATTACTTAAGATTTCTAACTATGCTTGATTAAGAAATAAGTCTACTTCCTCGTCTAAAAATGCGGGGCATCCGCCATAAGCAATACCTTCTGCATTCTTATCCAGAACTACCTTGAAAATTATATGAGAATCTTTATTAGTCATTACTTAGATTTAATTTCATTAAGTATTGCTAATTTAATATCTTGATTCTTCTTATCCTTAAGATAAGCAATTACATCTTCAAGACCATTACCAATTAAATCAGTACCAAAGTAATATTGAGCACGATTCTTTCTAATAATGTTTTTAGCAATAGCTTCTTCAATTACGAAGTTAATTTCTTTATTAGGGTTATTTACCCATTTCATCAAGAACTTAGAAGGATCAGCTTCAATAAATTCTGACAGTTTAGCTTCAGCAACCTCATTAGACATAGAATCTGATTTCATACCATAGAGACGTAAACACTTACGCATTTCTTCAGTAGACATCTTATCCATCTCTCTATATGCTTCACGCTTAACTTTATTGAACTTATTCTGTTCTTCTGCTTCACTATCCTTATTAATCATAACATAATCAGTGCCAGGTTTAATATCGTTAAGACCATTAGCTACTCTTTTATGTTTCTTAAGGAATAGGTATTTTAATTCATCCTCAGGTCTATTAGTATCCAATATCAAATCCTTTTTGCCAATCTTAATAGCAAAAGTATCCCAGAATGTACTATTGGGAGATAACTACCCCTCAGGATAACCAATTTCTTTTTCTAATCTGGTCGCATCTTCTGCAGATAAACCAGTATATAAATTACCAGATCTAGTCAAGTAAGTGCTTACATAATCAAAACATGTAGGCCATTTAGTAATCCCAGTCCAGGGATTAGTTTTAATTATTCTAACGATTACTTCCATAATATAAAATATTAGATTATCAAGTTAGTAGGGGCCCTAAGGCCCCATCATTTATTAACCACAAGTTAGCTATTACTCAGCATCCATGATTAGTTCCCCACACGCACGTGGATCCCTTAACATTATGCCCATTTCTCCAAGGAAGAATACAGTGTAACCATCCTTACCATTAGATCTCAGAGTATTAATAGACTTACCATAACCAGACGGAAGAACTGCACCACCAGTAGTCCAAGTTACGAATTCACGATCCTTACGAACTACCTTAACGATGTTAGCTTCACCATCACGTCTACCCAGATCCAGGAATGTCATACGATATGATTCCAGCGGTTTCAGAGTAACCGGATGCAACTTACGATTGTAAGTAATATCGTCGTACAGCGGGAAATACTTCAGAGTCAACTCGATACCATTAGTCATCTTATAAGTCTTGAACTGACCACCGAAAGTAAGACTATCACCAGAACCAGTTACAAATACAGTATCAATAAGGTTCATGTTAACTACCTTTTCCTTCAGAATTCTATCGAATTCACGGATACCCATTTCACCAGTCAATGCAACAAACTTACGTTCGTTAGTACCAAGTACATTGTAAGACAGGTCAAACAGGAAGTCTTCTAGCAATTCTGCAGTAAGATGAGTATAGTAACGTCTGTTAGACGGAGCAATCTGTTCCAACAGACCAGCACCAATAAATACTGGACGACCGTTGGTACCCTTCAGGTTGCAAGAACCATCCTTGTTAACATTAGTCTTCGCATAAACAAGCATACGCTCACATCTCTTATACCATTCACGCAGAGCTACCCATTCCTGATAATCAGCCCACAAGTAAGACTTCTTACCAGTCTTAGGATCCTGTAAAGCAATTGCCATTACTGTAGAATAAGCTGAACCAGTAATATCATAGTTGATACGAATTGTAGTAAGATAATTACGCATCTTGAAATGAGTATTATAGTTCAGGATATCACCTTCTTCACTGTATTCTTCAACAGCGGAAGCCAGACGAGATACTTGACAACCCGGTTTCAAGAGTTCTGCGGGGATATAAGAAGTAGGCTGACCATCAGCTACAAAACAAGTATATACCCACAAGTTACCGTCCTGATACGGAGCACCTGCTACACGTACTTGGAATTCCTTATCATCAAATTCCAATATAGCAGTAGGACCAAACCAGTTATCTTCTAACCACAGCATGATAGGTGTATTGCCAAGACCTGCAGTTGAATCATCTGTAATAGCTGCGCCATTCCATTTTGCATCTCTAATTGTAACTGCTCTATCGGCATCAATCATTACATTCCACTCCCAGCTCGGTTGATCAATGGTCATTACGTTACCAAGACCACCAGTAAGCATATCCAAAGAAGTGTTGTAACCATTATCTTTGGTACCGAATACATAGGACAACACAGTAGCAACCTGATACGGATTCTATTGTGATGCTGCAGAAATCTTAGCGGTATCAATCAAATCACTGAACCACTTACCTTTATACAGTACCAAATTATTCAGAATATTATTATCCATAAAATACTAGTAAATTAATTTTTAGTTATTATTAATTAGCACGCAATCTTCGTGCGAAGGAATTCCACATAGACTCGGTGCTAGTGTTATCCTGTTTATTAGTCTTTCTACTTACTCCTGCCCTATTAAGGCTATTTTTGAACTTGTTAATAGCAGCATTTTGACCTTTTACTTCAGCAGCTTTTACAAGTGTATCTCCTTTCATAGTGAAGTAGGCAGACTCAATTAAATTTTTTACGCTCTTAGACCAATCTTTTTGAAATTTGGTCATACCATCAGAGGTAGGTTTGAATATATATTCCAACAGTATTTGTTTATCCTTTTCTGGAATTTTAACACCGCGGATATTATCCATGCCCTTTATTTCGTTGACAACGGTATCAAAGTACTCCTGTTGACGTTGAGCTGCGAGCTTAGCGGCATTTTCTTGGTCTTTCAATAGCTGTTGTTTCTTATTCTCTCTTATGTCCTTAAGGGCTTCAGCAGCATCTTGAGACTCATCTTCAAGAATACCAGCTTCCTCGTATTTAGTAAGTTTCTTTTCAATCTATTTAGCATTAAAACCCTTTTCTTTAAGGAATTCTTTCAATACTAACTTCTGATTACTTTCATCTTCGAGATCGATATCATCAAGATCAATTTCATTATCAATTGAGAAATAATCTCTCAAATTACCACCATTCTTAACAAACTTATCAAGTTGCTCAACTTCTTCACTAGCGTATTGTGGTACTGAGTTTTCCTCAATTACATCATTAAAGTAATCAATTAAATCTTCTACAGTCTTAGGTTTATCATCATCCTCAATGTCATCCCAACCTAATTTTTCAGATAAAGAGTCAAAGAAACCTGTTACTATGGTAGTTTCATCAGCAGACTCTTCTGGTTCTTCTTCCTCAACTTCAGGTTCTTCTACTTCTTCTTTTGTAGTAGTCTTAGGTTTAGCCTTGGGTTTAGATTTTACTTCTTTATCTTCTTCCTCAGGTTCTTCCTTTTCCTCAGTTTCAGTTTTAGTATTCTTACGAATATTATCTAATTCTTCTTCACTGAGTTCTTCTCCTACTCCTTCAAGATCAATTTTTGTTTCTTCCTCTTCCTCACTAGTAGGAGGAGTAATAGGTTTATTCTTTACACTTGCTCCTGGCATGAGATCTTCAAATACCTCAAAACCGTTCAATGTTACATTATCCATAATTATATATAATTAGATTTATTATTTTTTCTTTCTTCCTTTATGTTTCCATTTTTTCGCATTCTGAGCAAAGATAGCCCTCTTACGTGTCAATGGATTTTTACTATGAGTAAGTTCTTCTGTAGTTTTACCAGTTCTTTTCTTTAAGGCATTAAACTTACCTCTATTCTTCTTCTTTATGTGAATACCACCATACTTATATGAAGGTATAGGGTATTCCGGCATGATACCTGTATAATCTATTAGATCACTCATCTTTGTTATTATTAAAGTAAGCATTAGCTCCTAATGCAGTAGTACCAAGCAACGGAATAGTGTTAAACCATTTAGTATACGCATTAATATTCTTATGCTGTTTAAACATCTTCTTTATAGGATCACTATCAGACATTTTATCTAGATACTTCTTAAGTAGAGTAGACGATACTGGTTCATCTAAATTCTATACATCTGCATTCTATTTGAGCATGGTTCTTAGCTAATTCATATAAGCTTTCTATTCTGTACCTTTTCTATAATAACTGGTAGCATCTGTCTATTTTAATGAATTCTCTAGCTGTTTTAACATGTTATTGTTAATAGTTGTATTTGCATTTCTACTAATTATATAATCAGTATAATGATTCATCTCATGATTAGCTAATTGCATAGGATCTCTATACATTCCTGTATTTACCCATAAATCAAACTCATTAGGTTCTGCTCCTACTCCGGTCTTATTAAATCGTTCTTCTCTTACTAATATTACCCAGAGCCTAATTTATTAAACTTTGTTCAGTTCTATTTACAGTAGGAATGTATCTAGCAGCAGCTTTTACATTTCTTAAACCACTAGGAACAAAAGGTAATACTGTAAGAGCGGCTAGTCCAGCACTCAACCAATCTCTATTCTTTACAGCATTATAAGTATCTCTAGCTGATATAGCATCGCCAATAGGAGTCATATTAGCAGCATCTTCTAGACTAAATACAGGTTTTAAACCTTCCTCTAAAGGTCTACCACTACTACTTCTACCTGTAGCTTGATAGAATCTTTCCTTCTCAGGATCACCTGTCTGACCACCTTCAGCAAATGCTTCTGCTTTCCAATCCCAATAGCCTTTACCGGGATTATTCTCCCGGTAAGACTTTAGGTTCTGCATTCTCTATTTAAATGCTTGTCTATCCATATTAGTACTTACATGTTTCTAAGTACATCTTTAATAGATTAACTAAACTTTCAGGATCTGATGAATGTGCTCTAAGACATATCATTGGTTCTTTATCTGTTTCACAAAACTTATCGTGTAGTGCTAAATAATAAGTTAAAGCACTACCGTCTATATTACTAGTGCACCACCAATAACATCTATAATTTTCATTCAGATCTTCAGGGTATTTCTACTAAAGATATTTCAATGTTTCTTCACTATCCATAATTTTTTCAATTTATTTAATTGTTTTAAGATACTGTTTCCAATTCTTTTTATTAGCCTTATAAGTCTTCTTTCTGTCTTTAATCTTGTACTTATCAAGATCTTCAGGCTTACGTGTTTTCAGATAGTCAAAGTTATCGTCATTAGCGTAAGCTTCCATCTCATAAGGAATGGTATAGTAAGCACTAGATGCAGGGTAGATAATTGGATTACCTTTAATCCATTCCCACACATAGGACCAATAATAACTTATCCATCTCTTTTTATCTTTAGCTTCATAGAGATGAATATTTTCATGATTCCAAGTAGTAGGCTTAATCTGAGATTCAGGTTTTCTACTTAACAAGTAACCACACCAGCTCATTGCAGAATAACCACTAAATGGATAGTGATCCATGTGTTTATATTCTACTTTATCTGCTTTTACTTTAGTAAATAGTTGTTTAACTATCCACCATGTTTCTTTAAACCAATTCATAATTATTTACTCTTTTTAGCTTCTGCGTTAGTTTTATTTTTAAGAGCTGTTTTAGCTTTTAATCTTTCTCTCTCCATTGCCGCTTTGTCTTTAGCTGCTTGCAACTTCATTTCATGATCCATTCTTTCTCTTTCAAGCTGATTTTTCTTATCTTCTATCTCTTTCTTCATCTTCTGCTCTCTAATCTTAGCATTGAATTCAAATTGTTTAGAAGCTTCATCAGATGCTTGCTTACGTTCAGCTAAAGCTTGCTGGGCTATTTCCATGACATCAGGTACACCATTCTCATTCTAATCCATATTCTCAGTACCTCTGTAAGCATTAAGTTGAGCTACAGTAATCTTAGTAGCATTATCTTGATCTATCTTATATTTCTCAAGATCCATTTCTGCTTCTTTAATCATAAGCTCCTCTTCCTTAATCTCATTTTGCATCTGAATAGCTTGCTGTTCACGTTCTGCTTGAGCTTGTTCCATAGCTTGTTGTTGCTCCATACGTTTTTGCTCAATTTCCTCTAATCTAGACTTAATCATACTAATATTATCCATAGTAATGATTTCAGCTATATCAAGTAAGCTAGCTCCGTTCTGCATAGCAGGTTGCATTAACTACTTAAGTGTTTCTATATACTGTTGATTCTTAGTAGTATCTTCTATAAAGATATCAAAATCCTCATAAAGCATATCATCTGATAGCGTTAAGAATGCTCTAGTAGCATCATCTAATATATATTGTAGATGAGTTTTACTACTATCTTTCCAAGCCCATCTAGCAGTATTAAGTAGCATAGTTAAGCATTCTCTCTTTACCTAATTGTGTGTCCAGAACCAAGGTTCAGTAATATGAGCTGATTGTACTACAGAACGCTCTACATTACCTACTAATTCATTAGATGAAATAGACCCTTCTCTTTGCTTACTAACTCCAGATATCTCAGATAGCATACTTTCAATCTTATCCATAAGATTAATATACTAATCTATAGTATTAGCCATAGTAAGGTCAAGAGCTGTAATCTAGTTAAACTGACTAGGTTTACCTCCTTCTCTACCAGGTATATCCCATCCTTCTTCATATGGATTAATAAAGTTTACACCAAGAGCAGATAAGTAATGCATCCATTTAGATACATCTATATTCATAGATTTTGGTATCTAAGTAATGTCCATATTTACTACTTTACCTTTATCTCTAGCCATAGCAAGCTCAAGTCTATACCATAGTACAATATACATATACTGCAATGGTTTCATCATACTTACTAAACTACGAGGTCTACTGTTTGTATTATTATATACTACTCCAGTATAAGGCAATCTTTGAGAGTTAGGATTATCAGATGAAGTATATTGATATTCTAATGGTTGTATTCCTATATATAAGTCTTCACCAGCTCTATATCCCTCCCATACTTCAGTAATCCATTTCCATTCTACATTGAGTTCCATTCCTGTCTCTTTATAGCTCTCATCTACTTGATATTCTTTAGGCTCGCCTAATTCAGGATCAATTATGGTAACAAAACCTATTTTCTTAAACGATTTCCAGCAACAATGCCATACTTTCACACTATTAGTACTATCAAATGGATTACTACTGAACCCGTTAATAGTATGAGTCTTAATATGAGTATAATCTAAAGACGTCTTTCTTACTTCAGGATTTATACCTCCTTTAGAAGCTTGATCCATCATATCTAACAACTGATTTAGCTGTTTCTCAGACATCTTGTCATATAATCTATCGTATAGCTCAGTAACAGACATATTCATTTCATAACAGCACCATTCTGCGTCATGAATGAATTCCAAGTCGGACGTTTCAGTATCATAATCAAAGTAGATAGGATTAACACGTTCGAGGCACGGTTCTCCATTCAGTATACCTACATAGTATATCTCTTCCCCACCAACTAAAGCATCCTTCCAACCTTTAAAGAATTCATGAGTAATGTTTAACTTATTTTTTAAGTAATTAAGACTGTGATATGCAGTTACTTCTGCTATATCTTTATAGTCTTTACTCATGTATTTTTGTATCTACTAAGGAGTCATTATCTCACCATTCTGTAAAGCTTCCTAGTATCTAGCTTGTTCTTCAGGACCTAATTTACTCATTATAGTAGCCTGAATGTAATCTATTAAAAGCTATTTAGCTCTATCCTACATTTCACTAGCAGCTATATCACTTGTACGTACTACTCTGAAGTTGAATGGTCTTTTAGTTTCTTCTCCCAACAGTAAGTCTATTTTGGGCTTAATTATATTATAATCCTAAGCCATTGCAGGAAAGCCATCCTGCTATTTAAAAGGATTAGTAACATATTTCAGATCTTTTTCATTGTATATACTATTATAAAGATCATAGTATGTTTGCATCTCCTCTCTGCGAGTTCTGTTATTACCATTTCTAGAACCTCCTAAACTACGACCTATAACATAGTCTATACAACTTTCTTGCCAGTCTTTTGTCTTCTTAGACATAGGAAGTTTCTATATTGGCATTTGATTAATATTATTCATAATTAAAACATATATGCTTCGATATTATCTATAGCTTCGTCGTCACGAAACCATTCCTGAGTAAATATAGGGCCTTCAAACAGTACCCTATTTCTATTCTCTTTTTTAATCTCTTTTACTTTAACATTATATAGCTATTCTCTATATATCATTACTTGGGTCAACGCCATTACACGGTCTACGTTAACTACATCGTTTGCAGCTATAAGTTCCTCTAATAGCGGTTCCGACATTATATTGTATAAGTTCTTCTTGCCATCTGCATTAATATCGTTAAGCCAATCCTTTATTAGACCCCATCCCCATTGCTTAATCTATTTATTCATGTGGCAACCTTTCTTTCTATTTACTTTAGAATTACTTACTATATCGTTGATTATATCTGGTTGATCAGCAAGTAAGTAGTCACAATGCTTATTAGTAAAGTAAACAAATATACCTTTATTTTGATTCTCATACATTGCTCTAGCATTATAGTATATAAGTAATTTACGTACATTTTCATAGAAATCTTCTGCTGACTTAGGTCTACCTGTATACTCTGCTACTATTATATCTGAATACTGTTCTATAGACTATACTCTCTTATATATAAAACAAGAACCCAATGATGTAGTACTTGATTCATCATAGTCGTATGAGTCTATACCTGCAATATACAAACCAGCACTAGCATCCTTATTAGGATGCTCCCATATTACTATAGAACCAGTAGGATCATCTCCTACTAATGCTCCAGTAACTTCATCCCTTTTAGTTCTTAATGGGTAATGTGTTATATCTCCTGTCTTCTTAATAACCCATTTAAGACTACCGTCAGGTTGCCATACTAGATCACCTACCTACTTATGATTCTATAATTTTTTATTAGTTCTGAGTAATGATAACTACTCTTGTAATTCCTTCTTGGGGAATATGTTACCATTAAACTCTAGCATGGCCTCTGCTGGAGTAATAGGTCTCTCTGCAACGTATCTGTCAACTGCTGCGTTATTAGTGGCATTAGTTATTACTACTTGCCTTTCTGCTAATATGTGTTCTAAAGACTTCTTACGGTACGTATTACCGTCCTCGTCCATATATATACGTTTACCATTCTCATCACGTATATCTAAGTTAGTATATTGAGGTACAAAGAAACCACATTTATTAGTAGTAGCAGACTCATCCCATATGTTATCAAACCCTAAACAATTGTATCCATCAGGATTGTAAAACATATCCTTCATGGTTTCAAATGCAGAGCCTTCATCACCACCAGTACCCCATACTATCATAGTACCAAAGGCTATACCATCTACCTCTACAGAAGGTCTAGCAATTTGCCATGCTGCTCCTAATTCAGAGAAAGAACCACCTTCCTCAAACATAATAAGATTAGCTTTCTTACCACGTACTACATCAGGATTATCTTTCAAAGTAACCCCTATAATCTCTGACTTATAACCTAATTCTATAATATTACCGTAGTCATCCTTAGTATAGAATCCTGCACGTCTACGCATCTAAGTGTTAACTGATCTCTTCTTACCCCACGCAGTATTCTTATCTATAAAGTCCATATAATCCCAAGCTTTAGTAAGAATACCATCATCTGTCAAATACTATTTATTTGATGCATATATGAAGGTTTTAGAGTATGGTATTAGATAGAAATTACGGCATGCCATAGAACCACCTTTGTATGAAAAACCTTTACGTCTAGACTTAAGTAAACACAGATGCTTACCCTACTCTTGGGCTTCTTGTACGGCATTAAAATAGTAATAGTCATAGTCCCAGAAGTCGGGGAAAGTTACTTCATTAACACGTTTTACTTTAGTATTACCTAATTCATCTGTAGTAATATGATTAACTATACGAGATATAGGACAGTAGTTTAAATAAAAATAGTTATACCCGCTAATGAAATCTCCATCATCAGCTGTATAACCATCTACACATCTTTTACTTTCCTCATCCCAGAACTTAAAATATTCTGAAGTAGATTCAGGAAAATTACAATAACTACCAGTATTAATAAAATTTAATGCAGCCTAACGAAATTTGTTTGAATTTATAATTTTCTTATTAAAATCTACCATCTTTTAACTCTTCAATACTTAAATTATAATAATGTAATTTTCTATGGCAATTAGAACATAATACTACACATTTATCTATTTCTTCTTTTATAGCTTTATAAGAATTACTTTGCATCCATGACACTTGTGTTGTCTTATTGCCCAAATGATGAAAGTCTAAACAAGCTATATCTTTCTCGCCGCATATACAACATCCTACAGTTTTAAAGCTAATAGCAAAGTTATATTTCTTTAATCTCTTATTTCTAGAACATTTTTTGCATTGTCTTATTCTATGTGGATTTGTATTATTATATACATCGTTACTGTCTATTATAGTATTGCACGAATTACAATAATATTTATTATTTTTTGTTAAATATTTATCAAATTCAGTTTTTATAGTTATATTGTCATAAGAACAATTACTAGTATTTCCATCTATATATAAGCAGTTTTCTTTTAAAGCAGAATCTCCATATTTTTGATACGCTTGTAATTTAGACACATAAACTGTTTTTCCATTACTTAAGTAAAAAACTAGTAAATTCCTCCCGTTTTTCTTTTTTCTATGTTTTACTATGTGGTTTATAGGTACTCCACTTAGATATAGTTCTCCGGATTTATTTACACGATAACCTAAATTATATGCTAATATTGTTTCATTCATGTATCTTAAAACAGTTTATAATATTTAAAAGGGGTGCGTTTCACAACGAACCCCTTCCATTCAAATGATATTTATATGTTTTTAACAGAAATTGGGGGAGATTTCTGTAGCTGTAACCTAGTTTCTTGAGCTATGGTTTTATACGCCGTATGTTTAGTACTCCCCACCTGGGCTAACATTACCCCAGACTACCTGTTCACGATAACTACCTATCCAACAAGTTTCCTTCTGCTATTATAGTTTCAAAGGACTAGTTATGTAACTTTCGATGGCAATTTGCACAAAGTACTATGCATTTATTAATCTCATTAATAACTTTATTTAAATTTTCAGTTTTTATTAAATCAGATATATTACCTTTTTTATCTCTTAAATGATGGAAATCTAAACAAGCTAGATTAGTTTCACCACAGATAATACATCCTTTAGATTTAATGTTATTAACTATCGATAGTATTTTTTGCCGTTTCAATTTAGATGTTTTTCTATAGTTTATTTTGTTTCTTTGATAGTAGCTAGAGCACATCTACTTATGGCAATCTCTACATTCACTTTGTAATCCATCTTTTTTGAGTTTATTTTTATTAAACTCACTTGTAGGTTTTTCTAAACCGCACTTTGTACATATTTTTGTTCTCATAAATATAATATTTATGCGCATCTCTAACCTACGCTGTTGGTCGCCCCGCTCTCGTGCCAACCGGAGACCTTCTGTTTTAGAGACAGATGTGCAGAGTCGCTACACCACAGGGCAATATTAAGAGGGAGAGGAAGGATTCGAACCTTCAAACTCAAGAGCTTTATTAACGACGACTTCAGAGCGCTTCCGTCAATCTACTGCCGTATACCTGTTCCGCCACTCTCCCATACACGTGGATATTCTTACCCTCCACGTAAGGGTTCTGATGGTTTAGAACCAAGATTTAATTCTTTGCCATAATGACTTCTTTACAGGTTTGTTTAAATATTCAGAAGCTTCTTCAATCTGTCTAAACACTTCTTCTGTATCCTTAGTCAAATCTATAGTAATCGTAAATTTCTTATTCATAATAAAATATTCATTTATACACTATAACGTGTTGTTAATATTTAGTTATATTTTAATGTATTATTTCGCCAACTCATATGGATTTACTTTAGCGTCTCCTTTAACTTTGCCTATAGCTAATTCCTCAGCTTTAACCATCGTTTCTAGCGAATCAATACTCTTAAGTACTCCACCAACAGAAGTCATACCGGCTAATAAGTCCTTAATCTTCTTTTCATCTAAAGTATCATCTAACGACTCTTTATAGTACTTACTTACACTATCCAACTTTAGACGCATATTGTTTAACATTTGTAGAGCTCTAGTATTAAGTAAGGTCTTATATTCATCTTCACAAATCAATTCTTCTGCCGTCAATTTGTAATTTTCATCATCGAATATTTCCTTTTTCAGTTTAAGTTCCCTACTGTCTTCATCCATACTTTGTACATAAGGACTATCCCATTTATTCATAAGTACAATGTAACTTATTACTTTAGTAGCATGCTCCTTATCAGGTTTATCTGCATCCCACACTCTTCTAAAGCATGGGATGCCTATAGCATCTGGGTGTATTTTTACTTTACCTCCAATAAGATCAAATAGTTTCATTTGTAAGAACTTGTTTGTTATCTTCTTTGTTCCATCTTATAAGATCGTCTTTAGCAAAAGCATCAGAACAGACTATCGGCTTTAGATTCCACTTACTACTTATAGTATCATATTTACTTAATATAAGTACAATGTCTCCTAGTTTATAGTCTATTACTTCTTCTTCTGTTATTATTTGACCATCCTACTATGCTATATATATAGTTCTACATTCAAAGTTATCAGATATATTTTTGATGCTATCAGTATCTACTTTATATAAAATAGCATTACCGTACTGATCTATCAATAATTTATCCATATTAGCAATCACACTTTACAGCTTCACAATCACAACCCATATCACAGGAAGTAGCTTTCTTTTTCTCTTCTTGCCCCTTTTCTAGCAATCTATTATAGTGATTCTTTACTTCATCATTTTCAATAAAGATGTACTCTGCGCCACTTTCTTTATCTATAGGATACAATTTTATTATCATAGTACCTTTAGTAACATTCCTTCTATCTTTAGAACCATCTTTCTTTGTATAGATCCATTCTCCATCTTCGGGAATATACCATGTATAGTCTACATAAAAATGATCTAGCAAGCTAACACTTTCTACTTCTTTATCATAACTAATGACGGTACCTCTATCTACTGAACAAATATACTTAACCATAATAATCAATCAATTAAATAACCTAAATAATATTCTTTCTATAATCTCGCTATAATTTCCTTAGCACGCCTCATTGGCACGTTCGGATTCACGTAATTGGGCTTCATCTGATAACTCTATATTATCTACTAAAACTTCTCTATCTCCTCCTGTATGCTCTACTTTTTTATATTCTTCATACTTCTTAAATAGCATATCACACATCGCATTTACCTGATCAGCTCTACTAGGTTCTGCATTATTCTTCCCATTATCTACTATAGTAGTAGTAATACTGTCGATTACATCATTAGTGAAATCTTCATAAGTAATTACGCCTTCATTAATTAATTCATCTACTTTGTTATACAGGCGTTTCATTTCCTTACTAAATGAACTATAGAGTGGTTTATTGTTTTCCACTTCTAATTTCCACATCATTTTACTTTCTTCAATTGTCATATTCTTTGTTTTTTAACTCATTACAGATAGTATTACTTATATTTCCTGCAGCCCATCCTACTAAATAGGCATACGCTTCATTGCCGTCTTTAAAGTCTTGCGTATATAAACCTAATTGTTCACAAAAGTAATCTGCAACATGTACTGCTTCATGGGGAATCATATCTGGAGTAATATCTTCTGTATTAGTAACAGCTATCACTATTACTCCGTATTTATTATCACTCTTACGTATTACTTTACAAGTAACCATTCCACCATCATATTTATCTATTTCTTGTAGTAATTTATTATATTCGCTTCCATCGTTGTTACCGTATACATCAAGAAATATAAAATATTTATCTAAATCCTCAATATTAGTACTTACAAATAATAGTCTAGGGTATATCTCAGGACTATAAACATCATACGGTTTCTTTTTCATATCTTTTCTTTAATTTGAATTTACCTAAGTAAGAGAATCTAACTGGTTTAGGATCTAAGTTAGAGATGATACTATTAGTAAACCTAAATGGGCTGTTACATATTACTTCTATAATAGGGTATGGTATGTTATACTTGTTGCTTAGCTCAGTATATATACTCACTTGATTCCTCATTTAAATCTATCTTTTTGTAATACTTACATTCTTCTAAAGTAGAATAATCATTAAATGTATTAGGTCTTACTATATTGATTATAGCCTTGATATCTTCCCAATTTCTATCATTTACACAATTATCATAAACAGATTGTAGTTTGTGTATTTCCTGTTTACTGTACTTGCGTATAGGAGTATATGCAATAAAATTATACTCATCTATTGTAAGTAGCTCTATATTAGTAGGAATGATCTCAAACTTATTATAAGGCAGATCCTTTTTCTTTAATTTATTCCATAATCTGGTAAATATGTTATATTCTTTCCAACATAATATAGTACCAGGTCTTACTATTGTTGTTTTAATCTTCATCTTTATTTACTCTTAATATTATAGTAATTTGTACTCTATCGCCGATTATTTCAGGTATAAGCGCCTTATTTACTACAACTTCATCTTCAATCTTACCCTTAACTAGTATACCTTGATTCTTAAACTTAGTTATATATCTACTGAGATTATCAGGAGTAATACCTAATACTTTTCTAATATACTTCCTATTTTCAGTAGATATTACATTCTTACTTATGTTAGGGAGCTTAGGAGTGTTAATATCTATTGCTATGAACGTAGCCAGTAACTCTAGCTCCCTATCAGTAAGATCAAGTATACCATTAAGGCTCTTTAAGAATTCTGTGTTTAAATCGGCTTTGCTTACGCTTTTTACCAATTTATTCATTTGTTAACGTATCCTTAATTTTATTTAAAACCTTATTTAAGTTATAATACACAGTCTCAGCTTCTAACTTAACACAAGGTTGTATTTCACCTTTATTTGCTTTTTCATTGGTCTCTTTTAAGTTACTTTCATATTTCTCGAGTAAGTCATCAATGAGCTCTAAAGTAGCATCTACATTATACTTACTTTCATCGTCAATACTTAAAAGATAACCTTCTTCACATAAGTAATCTGCAGTATCATAATCTAAAGACATCATTCTAGTGTAATTATCTTCAGCAATGTTAAATGATACTAAACCTGTTTCATCCTCTGCTAATACATCACCTTTCTTAGCAGAACCAAATTCTTTAATTACTTTGTAACTCATAATATTTATTTTAAATGTTTATGTATCTATAAACGGTAGATTAAATAAATGTTAAAATCCGTTAACATTTATTAACACTTATTATATGGATAATAAAAAACCCTGACTAACGCCAGGGTTCATTCTAACAATGAGTTATAATTTTAAATCATATTTGATACAGCAATTATATCATATGGTTTGACTAATTGACTATCCTTAAACAAATCAAAGTCCTTAGCAAACTTTTTATTATAAACAATAGTATCTCCTACTCTATATTCACATTCTGTTAAGCATGTGGGAATCTTCAATACTACACCTGTTGAATATTCAGATTCTACTTCCTTAGTTTCAGTTTGTGTATCATACTTATTGAAACCATCTTCATCAACTTCACCTGTAGGAATCTGCTCTGTTATCTCTTTAGTAACCATAACTGGATCTAAAGGCTTAACTAACACATCTTTCAACATCGTATACTTAATTCCATTTACTACTGTTTCTAGTACTTTATCTTCCATAATATTCTATATTTAATACTCAAATAACGTATTATTTCTTATTTTGTTTCTCTAATATTAATATATTTCCGCCATTAGAACAACAATAACGTCTAGCTAAAGTAGGACAGTTTTTATTTAAAAAATAACAGCCATCACAACTACCTATTGGATTAGACTCTACTATAAACTATTTATTGTCTATTGTTACTGGTATTCTATCTCTTACTATCTTTGCTAATTTCTAATCATTTAATGTCATAGTCCTTTCCTTTTCCGTGTTTATCTAAGTAAAGCATAGCTATTGCATTCCAAGCTACAGCTGCTAAGTGGTTTACTTTAGTTTCATCATCAGCCTTATTACCCTTCTCATATTCAAGTAAGTGTCTTAACATAGCGGCTTTATATCGTTGGTAGCCATTCTCTAAGTTCTGCCAATTATTATCACCATATTTAATAGAACCAGCAGTATAGAGCTTCACTATATCTTCAATCTCTTCTAAAGGTAGTAAATCCCAACGTAGCTTACCATCTTGGTAATCATTCTTCTTTCCTTCTTTCATTGTTTATCTCTTTTAAGTATAAATCCTTGAGTACACAATGAAGTAATCCTAGAAGGGCAATAACAATTGTATAAATCACATCCTTGACACATACCCTTTACTTCATTCTCTACTAAAGTATAAGGTTTATTACCAAAATATACTTTCTTACCTAAGTAAGCGACTTCTTTAACTTGTTGTTGTTTCATAGTAGTTATATTTGTGATTATCTAAAGTAGGAGTAATTAATATTATAACACTCTACTTAACTAGACACTGTTATTACTTTACCCCTCTTACTCCCCATATAACGTCTAATATACTGTCTTAGTTACTATTTCTTTAACATTTATTAACATTATTTATAGTTATTTAACGCTATTAAGTTCAATGTTTTTAACATTCATTAACGATTTTAACTCATCAGCTAACTTTCTAGCATCTGGGTGAGCTGCACCACTACAACGTAATTCAAAGAAATGTTCCCAATCGCTCTCAAAGCCTGTCATTACTAATTCTGTCTTAGTTGCATTAGGGAGTATTGCTCTTGTTTCTTGTGGTTTTAATCCTTTATTTATTAGTAGTCTGTATTGCATTCCTGCATTGTTCAAACACCATAAAAAGTTGTCCGCTATACCATTATCTGAAGGCAATTGAATCTTCATATTATCAATATCACACCAATCTCCATCCCAGTAAGTATAATCTCCAGTAGGTATATTTAACCAAGTAGGTTTAATAAAAGTAAGCTCATTATTAAATTTATCCTTACTGTAGTTACAATATCTTTGAGACTCCTGTGCAAAGCTGAATACTCTGTGTCTAACAAACTCATGACTTACTCCTCTATCACATATAAATTTGGCTGTAATGCGCTTTTCGTGATGTTCTGTAGGTTCTACTTGATACTGCAAATCATCTAATCTATTATTCTCTACTATTACTCGTAGATTGGTTGTCACGTATATTGAATTTCCATGTTTACGCACTCTCGTATATTTCTTGTGATTACCATCTGACCAATATAGTCTAGCTGGCGGAAGATGCCCATCTTCTGTTTTATCTATCTTTAAATAAATAGTACCATGCTCTAACATAGCTCCATGACCAAGCTTAATCATACGATCTACAAACTCTTTAGCACTATTCTCTGTTATCTTATCTTCAGACTTATAACAAGTTCTACCTGCTAATTCTATCATCTTATAAGGGTCTTTTTCCTCAATAATCTGTACACTGGATTCTATTAATTTCATATTATTTCTTTTTAGTAGTCTTTCTTATGTATGTAATAAATCTTATATGTGGTACTCCTAGTTTAGACGGTTTTTTATATGTAACATAAACTGAGGATGTGTAGTTTAACAGGTTATATGAATATTTAAACATATTAACCATGCATACTATTATTTGTTTATTTTCTGATAGTCTAGTAATAGATAAGTGACGCTGTTTAAATCTAAACATGAAGTGGTAAGTACTATGAATTATATTTTCTACTTGTTTTGTGTTAGTATTATATACCCAGTAGTGAACTCCATTCCAGTTATATTGACTAGCTATTAATATATACATAACACCTTTAGTACGCACTTTTAATACTAAAAATTTAGTATTATTAATCTGTATTTCTTGTTGCCTATTTAGATTATCTATCATAGGCTCAATATGTTCTATATAATAATCTATGCTATGTTTCATATTATCTATAACGCAAATATTAAGAATAATTACAGATATTTAACATAATTTAAAAAATATTTTATAAAATTTTTTTGAGAGAGGTGGTGCGTGTGTGTGAAGTACTACCCCAATTCATCCCCGGCTGTTATTAATCGCGGGAATACCCCCGCCAATAAAATCAAAGTATTATGAGTTTATCAGATTGTATTTTTATTCCCACAGATGAAGATGAGGAATATGTTGATGCATTAGCTGATGCATTGGAGTATTATGGAGGCTATGAGTAATCATAGCTCTCCTACTCAATTCATTCACAACTGTAATACTATGCACATTAAATATATCAAGATATGAAGTACAGAATTGATGCTTACAAAAAAGGTGGTGCTGTTAAGCAAGGCACAAAGTTATTAGACAACATTGATGAGGCTATTAAGCTTGCATATGCTGTTGCTAATCATTACAAGTGTTATACAAGAATAGCCAGAGTTTAATCTGGCTATCTCTTAGTAACAGTTACAATTCATACTCATCTTAATAGAATTGCATTATTAACTTAAAACAAATATATCATGTATTACGTAATTGAATTAACCTGCATCGGTCCTAAAATCAAAGAAGTTTTTAAGAGTAAAGAATTAGCTGCGCAATATACAATAGCGTTGCATAAGAATTACCCTGATAAACATTATCAGATTGCTAAAGCAGAACTCGATATGGACGGCATCGAGTAGACTTAACAGGGGTGCGACTGTTCAACGCACATATTTATTAACCATTTAAATATTTAACTTATGTTAACTAAAGTTAAAGAGGTGAGTAAAAGACTCATCACAGGTGGCTTACTTTGTATAGCCATCGGAGTTGTTCAGGGATTTGCTGTACAGATGTTAGGCTTATCCTCAGTATTCCCTAACCATATTCAGCTATTTAGTATGCTACTATTAGTAGGTATTGCTGGTATAGTAATTGGAGTTATTATGCTATTGTTTATATGGCTAATAAACATGGTTAACAAACTCTAAGCCACTCTAAATGGTTATAGCGGGGAGTCGTGCACTCCCTGCTTTTTCTTCACATCCAATTCACACACAGCCGATAACACTGGGTGTACTACGGTACCGTAGTACGTGTTATTTAGTACTCAGTATCGGATATTCAGTATCTGGTATTGAGTACTTACACCGGCTGCGCACGAACCCCATTCAGCTGCGTCTGCCAAGAATCGGAGGGAAACCATGAACCCTTTTAAAAGAGTGGGCATGACATCGGATGTCATGGGGTAAGGCTCCAGTAATAAGCCTGTTTATTGGAAGAATGAGAAAGTTCTACTTATGTTAGTAGGTAATAAATGAAGTTTTAGGATAGAGCATGTACTTAGATGTCTAAAGTCCTATTACCCTTTCTTATTCTTCCATTTTTATTACATTACTTCACCAAGTAATATATAGCCTTTATAGATTATTCACCAAAAAACATATTATCATGGCAAAGTTTCAGTTATTAAACCCAGTATTAAGAGTAGTAGGTCAAAAGTATGATGAAAAAGGCATACCTGTTGGAGAAATCAACAAAAATGTTCAAAATGCAGGTAACAAGTACTTGTATTCCCAACTAATAAATCTTGATTGTCCTTGGGAGGGAACACAAACCTACACCAGTTTTCAAAAGCCAGTAGTAGCCATATTTGAGCCACTACTAAGCATGCAACATGGAGGCATTGGTCAAACAGACCAAGCCATACCTGAGATGTTCCAAACTATTGAAGGTTGCTACGTGTCTTGGAAATCACCACAACCATTTTACAAGAAGCACTTGTCTGCACATCCAGCAAATCCAGCTAAAGGCACACCAGCTATTATGGCGGGAGACATTGTAAAACAAGGAGGAGTTCCAGTAATATACACAGAATTAGTTGTATTCTGTCAGTATTACTATGACAGTCGTGGAGAAAAGCAATGGATGAGAGGAAGCACTCCTGAAGAAGTCGGAAGAGCAGCATTCAGTAATTACTGTATTCCAGCTAACGACACTCGTGCATTAGCAGCAGAGCAACCTCAACAGCAAGAAACAATTGGAGGACAAACTATCAACACAGTTAATCCTAAC